GCGCTTTTCGCTATTTTGCCGCGAATGCGACAAGCTGCCAGCACAATGCCGCTGCAAATGACAAATCGAATAGCCAATGCGAGATTTATTGCACCTGCAACCATAACCACTAGGCAGATAAGCCATCTTATCCATATAGATTATTTTCACCGCTAACTAAGGAAATCAAAATGCAGCCACACCAACAGCGCGTAGTCGATGAGAAAGCAGAACTGGACACCAAGATCGCAGCACTCGCTGGATTTATTGCCACATTCGATAAGCCGATGTCGAAGTTCGCCATGCTGCCCGAGCCGGAACGCCATCGCATGTATGCGCAGCATCGCGTCATGGTCGAGTATTCGGCCATCTTGGGCGAAAGGATTGCGGCCTTTCCGCAGGACGCCTAACAGGAGAACCGAAATGACCGATACCACCCGCGCCGTGTTCGAGGCGCACTTTCAACTGTCGCAGCGGCAAGCCAAGCGCCGACCGGCGACCATCACCATCGAATTCGTTGACCCGTGGACCGGAGAATTCTGCGCAGGAGGTACGTTTGCATACCGTCCCGAGCGGGCTGCACGCGGCTTCTATAGCGAGTCAATCCGGCGATTCCGCAAGGCAGCGAAAGCGTGGACGGCGCTACGCTCGCCTAAGCTGCGCTTGAGTTTCCAGTATGCAAAACGCGCGTAATATCCAAATTGTCTAATAAGCAAAGTCTATTGAGATGACAAAACAAATTGAGGATTTGCCGGGTGAGGAGTGGCGCGATGCGCCGGGGACTGGCGGCATGTACCAAGTCAGCAATATGGGGCGCGTGAAATCGTTCAAGCGCCGCGTGCCTGCCCTACTCAAACCGTCGAACAATGGCGCTAATTACTGGCAAGTTGGACTGCGCATTGATAGTAAGCTAGTTCCCTATCTTCTACACCGCCTCGTGATGCTGACGTTTGCGCCAAAAGAAAACCCGAGAGAATGGGAGGTCAACCACTTGGATTTCAATACGGCGAACTGCGCCCTGAGCAATCTGGAATGGGCATCGCCGCTGCATAACACGCAACATTTCCACAAGAGCGGCAGGAAGCGCGATCTGAGCGAGATCACCGGCACGAACCATCACCTTAGCCGGCTCAATGAGGCCAAGGTAATCGAAATGCGCGCTGCGTTCGCTACTGGGAGGTACGACTGCGCAGAGATCGCCAGGATGTACGACATAAGCCACTCAACAGCGCTTCAGGTAATCAAAGGGAAAACTTGGAAGCAGATTCTGCCGCCTGACTGGATGCCACCCGACACGTCCAACAAATTCGATAGCAAGGCCAAGCGCCGCCGTCAAATTCAGAGAGATGCCAACCATGACTGACCCAATCATCAATCATGAAGAAGCGGCGCAACTGGCCGCAATCAAACGCGACGAATCGAACCTGGCGCGCTGCTATCTGGACGCAGTGCAGCGCATTGCCGAGCTGGAAAAGGATGCACAAAACGTCATGGCCGAGCTGGACGCGATGAATGCGAACTTTCAAGGCATGCTGAAGGACCGTAATGGATGGCGGGAAACGGCACGGTCTCTTGAAAAGGCTGCCACCGAAGCCCGCCAAGCTGCCTTAGAAGAAGCGGCACAAATCTGCGAAGGGTTGACGATGCCGAACGCAAATTCGCATTGGGAGTGCGGCACGCTGGACTGCGAGGCTGCTATCCGAGCGGCAATGAAGAACGACGCATAACCGGGGTTATGTAGCCTTACTAACAGGAAATGAAGATGAGCCAAGTACACAACCATGGCGACTCGTTTGAGAGTGTGCTGAGAGAGCGGCTGGAGAATGTCCCTTTGCCGGGATTGACCAATTCGCTTGAGTCAACCCGTATTGCGATTGGGAACAGAAAGCCGGCAGGACCGATGTTCGTAACCAGTTGCGCGACAGCTTGCGCTGGTGGTTCGCTGTGCTCGTACTGGTGCGGCGAAGAATCGCGCTGCGCAAACTTCGCCGCCAATGCCGCATAACGATGCTTATGTGCAATCAGCTTTTCTGTAGAAATTATGCGGCCACATAATTTCTACACCTTCACCAATTGCCCGCGGAAGAACACGAGTCCCTCGTCTTCGTCCACCACTTCAAGTAACTCGGGCGGCATCAGCTTCCCGCCGCGAATAGTCAAGACTGCAAATCCGGATCGATGGTTGCTCGGCGCATCCTCCGAATACGAAAACTGCGGCCCGGTCGTCGCAGCCAGGGTGCCGGTGTCCACGCCGTAGCGCGTGCCGATGTAATCGGTCCATGGTGTGACTTTCAGACTGTGCAGATGTCCGGTCACCATTGAGACGCCGGATCGCAGCGTATTGTTGTATGCAGCGTGCAATCCGTTCGCAAGCCTATGCTTGATCATCACGCTGTCGTTGACAAGGATGCTCATCGAGAACCGCCAGCGCGGGAAATGATCCTTCAGGCTGAAGCCTGGCACGCCCTCGAACTCAGGGACCATCGCGGAAAGCTTGCTGTCGAAGCGTTGATCGTGGTTGCCCCAATTCCAGAGCAGGCGCGCATTGCCGGCCACCGCTTCGATCTCGCCGAGGCGATCCGACACCGCTTCCAACTCCTGCTTCACGCTCGGCTTCTTTTCCCACATGATCCTGCCGTGCCGGCCAGGAGCAGCGCCGTCGAACGCATCGCCGTTGATGATGACCGCATACGGCTTCAGCTCTCGCGTGGCGGTCACCAGCGCACGGTGCGCCGTCGATACCAAGCCAGGCCAGTAGTGACAATCTGAAGCCACCAGGATCACGCCGTTTTCGAGGTTGTCGATTGTCGTGCGCACGCCGTTCTCGGGGAAGGTCACCTGCACTGGAGCCGAATTCATTTTGATGCCGCGCTTCGCTTCAATCGCATTCCTGCGTGCATGGACGTTGCGCACGTTGATCTTCAAGGCACGCGCGACCGCGATCGGCGACTGATGCTCTTTCCATAGCCGCACGAACTCGTCATCGCTGCAGGCCGCTTTCAAGACACCCTCCGTCGGAACTCCGCGCACCACTCAGCCACCTCCACGACTGGCTGCAGGAATGCCAAGTTCTCGCCGCTCAGCACGACCGCCGGCGGATAGCGCCGGCACGTCCCTTCGTCGGCGCGCGGCTCGCCCATGAAATACTCGCAGCAGCCACATTTGGGCGAGTCCTCGTCTTGCTTCTTACGGCTTCGTGCGGTCGTCAACAGAACCTCCGGCATGAGGATTCAGGGTGTCGCCCCACTTCACGCGGCCCTTAAAAAGCGGCGGTGGAAGAAGGCGCTTGCTGGGCGAAACAGGAACAAAAGAAACCATGCGGAGCTTCCCGCTTGGGCTCTGGAACTCATAGAGGATGTGAGGGAATCGGCCCCAATGCGATTGACGCATTGCGAAGTAGCCGCGCTTGCCTTTGCGCGCCCGACGACAGCGGAGCGCTAGGTAGAAAAGCAGGCAGTTGGAGATGCCCATAGCATCACCGCACCGCCCGGATTAGCGCATCCTTGCCGTCGCTGCACTCGTGATAGGCCTGGCCGACTTCGACCAGCTTGCGCAAAACGTCAGCGCCCGTCGTTCCCTGCAGCGGCTCCAGCGGCGGGCACGGCTGCATTAAGTTGGGAGGAATCAATGGGCTTGCCGGCGAGTGCGGCGTTAACGAGCTGCACGCCACTGTCGTCCAAACAGACGTTGCGATACACGTCGCGCGTAACGACTTTTTCCACTTGCTTCGTGATGGTGCGGTAAACGACTTTGCGCTCATTTTTGGCCTGCTCCAGTTGTGCCGACACGGCGTTGAGTTCCTCGGCCTTCGCCTGGTAGGCTTCGGCTGCGGCTTCCTGCTCCTTGGCTTCCTTCGCCGTGAAATGGTCGGCGGTGAGCTTGTAGCCCGAGCCGGCACCAAGAGCGAAAACCGCTGCGGCAGCGATGGCGGTGAGATAAGCGTTCATGCGGCACCTCCGAGACAGACGCGCTGCTCGGCGAGGCGCCGTTTCGTGAGCCCAGGCAGCTCGACCAGCATTCCGCCTACGCGTGACTTGTTCCAGCGCGGCAGCTGGTTGCACGCCTCCGTCACCCGGCCCGAATACAGCAGCCGCGCCGCAGTCGAATGCTCGCGATCGCAGGCAATCGTCGGGCCGGCGTTGTAGACGGCATCGGCGAAGGCGGCTAGTACATGCGGTGGCAGGCCGGGCGCGCAGCGATCAACGGCGTCGACGGCCTTCGCCATGTCGGCCGTCAGCCGCGCCCGGCATTCCTCCGTCGTGTAGAAGCGGCCCTTCTGCACATTGGTCGTGCTGCCGTAGCAGACCGACAGGATGCCCGGCGGGTCGTAGTAGGCGACGTGGTACAGGCCCTCCGCCGGGATTGCGATCGCCGTTGCGATGGCCGCCGCGGCCGTCTTCCTATTTCGGAGCTGGATCGGCATTCGATTCCTCCTGCTGCGCGAGCAACCGTGCAATCCCCGCGCCGACCGATACCGCGCCGGCCAGGCCTGCGAACAGGCCATTCGGGATATGCGCCGGCTGCCAGATCTGCACGACGACTTCGCCCGCGCTCAGCACGATGCTGATTGCGGTGAACTTGATCGACCAGGCGCGCTTGAGCACCCGGTCCCAATCTTCGAGAAGTTGCATGGATGGCCTTTAACGGTAGAAGAGCGCGCGGAAGGCTTGCGCCATGTGCTCGGGCGAGAACAGTTCGGTGCGCGCGTAGGGGATGAGATAGAAGCAGGCCCAGGCGACGTACATCGCCACGGCCAGCAGGCAGATGAGCAGCCGCGTCACGGCCGCCGCTCCACGAGGATGTCGACCTTGCGCACGATCTCGCGCAAGTCTTCGCGGACGGTGCGCTTCATCTCGGCGCGGTCCTCGTCCTGCCTGGCGTCGATCTGCTTTTGCACGGTGCGCGCCTCTTCGAGTACGGCGACGCGCTTATCCATCGAACTCCACGCCGCAGTGCCGGCCCCGATGAAGGTGATCACGGTCAGGACGTGCCCGAGGTTGATGGTCCCGTCGAAACGGATCTTGCGCTGCGGCTCTTGTGGCGTTGGCATGGCTTGCCCTTTCCGGCATAAAAAAGGCCCGCACCATGGCGGGCCGAGAGGTGGAGATACGGATTAGGGCTTCGTGACCTTGTAGCCGAGCGCTTCCAGTCCAGCGATCCAGCTCATCACGATTGCGGTGCCGATGTTGACCGTGGGAGCTGGCGTCGGGTCGGGCTGCGGTTCCGGCGTCGGCGCTGAAGCCGGCTCGGGTGTCGGCGCTGGCGTCGGCGCGGGCTCGGGCACGGGTGCTGGCGTCGGCTCCGGTGTCGGGGCGGGATCGGGAGCGGGCGCAGTGTTCGGCGCGGTCGCCGCAGCCGCATCCGGCACGAACTGCAGCACCGTCTTCTGGATGCCATAGGCCGGGTCGCTACCGAAGAACGTGTTCCCCGCATCGAACTGACCGGACACGGTCTTCTGCAGCCAATTCGTGCCGTTGCCGTAAGCGACGAGCGTGTTATCCGGCACGGTCAGCGACTGGTATTCGTGGCCGATGAATTTCCACGAGCCACCCGTCCCCGCTGGCGGCGTCTGGCCTGCCATCGGATCACCGGATGCCGAAGGCGCTGCGGCGAGCGCGGCAACCGGCGCGGCCATCGGCTGGAACGTCGGCAGAGTCACCGGATCGCCCGGGCCGAGCACTCCCGGCGCTTTCAGCGGCGCGACACCGGGATAGCGATAGAGGAAGTCCAGGTCGCGCTGCTTCTGCGGGTCCGGCTCAGCAGCCACGCGCGCGGCGACTTGCTGCTCATACGCGACGACGGCATCGTGCGCGGCCGTCTTCCACGGGTGATCAATCTCCGGGAAGTAATCGACCATGATGTGGATGAATTGGGTCGTGGGGTAGACCGACACATCGGTGCTGGGCGAGAACGGCTGATCGCCTTCGACGACTTTCGACCACTCCGCCCAATCGGCCGGCAGCGTCGTGCCGTCCGCGAATTTCGTATTCACCGGGAAGCCCGGGTTCGAGAACATCGTCGCCTTGGTCTGGCTGAAGATGCCGAACGCGTATTGGCAGGCGCAGCGCACGGTGAACACCAGCGCATCCCATGCCGGCCCGCCGCGCTGCTGGATCGCTGCCCACATGCCGGACTGCTTCATGTACATCAGCACGCCGCCGAGGTAGTACGCCAGGCCGCCGCCCGGGCAGGACCAGGTGCTGCCGTTGTTCACGAGCGGCTGACCGAAGCGCACCAGGCCTTCGAAGTATTCGTACAGGTTGGCCGGCCGCTGGCCTGCCGCAATCGGTGCGACGATGTCGCGGTGGATCGCCGCGAGGTGGGTGCAGAATCGGTCTTCGATGTCCTGCCGCTTGAAGCCGAGCGGGTGATCCGCGGCGAGCTTCCAGGCGAAGACATGGTGCAACCAGTGCCAGGCCATGTCGCGCACCAGGTAGCTGCCGCCAATGCCGGACTGGTTCGCGCCGCCATGCGCCATGAAAGCGCCGGCGGTGTGCCATTTCGACAGGACCGCCATCATCGTGGACTGCATGGAAAAGGCGGCATTTGCGGTGGACGTGTAATCGTGCAGGCCATCCCGCCCGCGCCCGTGATACGGCATGTCGCCGTTCGCGTCATAGTGCGAATCGTTAGTGCCGTCGCGCTGGTCCGCGTTCACGCGGATGGCGTTCGGACCATCCGGGCCCGGGTCGCCGTAGTAATTGCCGGTGAAGTAGTTCTTCGAGGCTATTAGGTCAGCGTCCGACGACCACAGCGCTGCCGTCGCCGGATTCGGGGACCAGTAATCCGGGAAATTGCCGTATGCAAGCGCGGCTTCATAGGCCATCGTGGAGAAGGCGACGCCGCCATCCAGGCGCTTGCCATCGGGGCGCGTCATCCACAGCGCAAACACCGAGTGGAACGCCGCGCGGTCGAAGCGCGGGCCGCCTGGCGCGGTGTACTTGTTGTGGCCGGTGTAGGAGCCGGGCTCGTAGCGGTAGCCCTCGATGTATGGCCCCATGAAGGCCGAATGGCCCTCGTAGGCGCAATCGCTGTAATTCGCATACGGGTCAGCGGTCGCCGGGTCCGGCCAGTACGACGCCTTCGGCATCGGCCATTCTTTCGAGCGCCAAATGTCGGCCAGCGAGTTCAGCGAATTCCGGTTGTAGCCGCCGGTGATGGGCGGCTCGCAGCTCAGCACCGAGAAATGCGATTTCGTCTGGCTTGGGCGCATGCCGTCGTCCGTGATGCCGGCGAACAGTTGCGCGAGGCTCGCGGATTGCCGCGGCGGCTCGTTCCACCAGGGCAGGACCATGCCGGCACAGACCTTCGGGCGCAGCGGCTGCGTCGCCGTCGGGTATTTCTGCCACAAGCTCGGATCGTTGAGCGGCAGGCCGTCGTGCATCTCGAAGGTATGCACGACGTTGCCGTTCTTGTCCTTGGCTACGATCTTGTGCGGCCCCGGGAAGACGGACTCCGTCTTCTTGTTGTAGGTGTCCGAGAACGGGTAAGAGGGCCAGGTCTTGCTGCGCTTGTCGATCTTGACGAAGGATTCCAGCAGCGGTTGCGTGCCGGAAGTCGTGTTCTGCGCGCCGGAGACGAACAGGTGGCAACCGAAGACGAATTCGCCCAGCGTCAGCACGCTATTCGAGCGATACCACGCCGCGGCGCCGCGTTCGGCCGCGTAGACGGCATCCTCATGCACGAAGTCTTTGTCGCGCACGTCGAGCGTGACGGTGGACGTGAGAACGGGCGCGGCAGGGTTCGTCCAGTCGTATAGCTCGTAGACGACAGGGGCATTGTCCGGCAGCGCGGGCGCGGCCGGAATGGTGATCGGGTCGGACATGGGGCTTCCTCAGGGATTGCCCGCTTCATCCGCGGGCTGGGTGGTGGGCGGATTGAAGCTTTCGCAATGGCCCGACTTAACCGCATCGAGCAGACGGCACAAAATGCATCCCCAGCGCCGGCCCTCGATGCGGGCGCGGTTGGCGCGGGCAGACAGGTATTCGCCATCGCTGCCGCCGAACGTCGCATTTCCCGTGCGGTCGAAGCCGAGCGCGATCGTCCACGCGCGCGGCGAGCCGCTGAAGATTGCGACCAGCATCCACAGGATCGAGATCAGGCCGGCGCCAAGACAGACGAACCAGATGCCGAGCAAGGCGAGTTTTTGCTTCATGCGGCGCTCCAAATGAAAAAGCCCGCGCGCGGCGGGCTGGCTATGACGTGAGTCCTATTGCCGATCTTGCAAAACAGCGTTATGTTGACGTTCTAAAAATCAGAACGGGGACGACCATGCAACGGCTATGCGCGGCGCTTTTCCTGATGGCAGCATCCGCAGTTCAGGCACAGGTTCTGGTTCCAATTCCCGGGGCTGGTATCTCCATCAACCCGCAGAACGGCGCCGTCTACCCACATGTCGGGTCGGTTGCAGTCGATCCGGCGACAGGCCGCGCTTCTCCCTTGATTGACGCTTCGCCACCCGCCCACGCGCCGACTCCCCTGTACTACGAGTCTGCTCCGGCGCCGCGTCCCGCGTATGTGGCTCGCGCTGTCCCCGTCCCGTTGAACTGCGAGGATCTGTACTATCGGATCGACTACCTGCACGGCACGCTCCAGTTTCTCGGCGAGCACGATCCCGATTTCCCTGCGGTCAGGCAGAACTGGCGGGCCGCGAAGGCGGACTATGCGAGGCGGTGCCGGTGAACGATGACCTTCTGCGCGTGGCCATCGTCGCGGGCAGCAATGGCGTACTGGTCCTGCTGTTTCAGCACTTGCGCAAGCGATTCCCGCGCGAGCGCATCAACGCAGCCTGGTATGCCTTCGGTCGCGCTTTCGGCAAGAGGCTGCGCTTCCTGATTCGCCGCTAGGTCAGGCGCGGCGGGTGCTTCGACCGAATGCCAGCGCGCGCACCGGAGAATCCATCGCTGACGCGCCGATCATGCCGCCGTTCTTGAAACTGCGGAATATCTTGCTGCCGCTTCCGTGGTTGAAGGCGCTGTCGGCGAACAGGCTATGCACCGTGGACGCCTGATTGCTCATCAAATCATGCAGCGGGCTGTCGCTCGTTGCATTCGGCGCGAGGCCGAGGCCGGCGAGGTTGTACGCGCCGTAGTTGTCGGGCTGGCCGGTGCCGTTGATGAAATTGCCGCCATTGCTCACGAGGCTGCTTGCGACGCGCGACTGCATAGCCGCCTGCAGAATCGAGTTCTTCGCCGCCTTGGTGGCATCGTCATCGTCTTCGCCGATCATGCCGCCGTTCGCATAGCCGAGTTCTTGGGTGTCATAGCCCATCGACTCCAGGCCAATGGCTTCGCCGCTCCTGCGGGTCTTTGTCGCGGCGCTCGCGCTTTCCTCGCCATCGTCGATCATGCCGCCATCGGCATAGGCACGCTTCTTGTCGTTCGTCGCTGCGTTGGCGGCGGATGGGGCCAGTAGCGCGGCAGCCGGGCCGGACAGGCGACGGATCGCATCGGCGGTCGGCTGCGCAACTGCGGGCCGCGCACTCACCGCGGCATTGAGCAGCGCCTGCATTGGACGGGTGTACATCGCGCCACCCACAGCGAGGCTTGCCGGAATAGCCGGATGCAGCAGGCCCGACGCGAGCGCGCCGGCGCCGGCCCACATGCGGTCTGCCGTTCCGGAGTTCGGCACCTTGTTGCCCAGCACCTGCTGGCCGGCATTCCCGAGATCCTGCATCAGCGCATCGCCGCGCGACACCGCCCGGCCGCGCACCGAGTCGTCGCCGGAGCGGATGGCTGCATTCAGCTGCGCCGGCGTGAACACGCCCTCGTTGTTCTGTGCGGCCTTTGCCGCGCCTTCGACGCGCACGAGGTTCGCCCAGCCCTGATCGGCCGCTTCCAGTTGCTGTGCGACCTGCGGGTTCGCGCGGCGCATCTGCTGGCCGAGCAGGTTCTGCAACTGCGCAACCGCGTCGCCGTATTCCTGCTCGCTGGCCATCTGCGACTTGCCGTAGCGCGACGCAATGCGGCCCAGTTCGGAATCGACATCCTTGTAGGTCGAGCCGAGCATCGAGCCCTGCGGGCCGACGCGGCCGAGCACGATGTCGTTGAGCGTCTTGTTGAACTTCGACGCCATCGACGGGACCATGTTCTGTGCCATGCCCTGCAATTGCGCGAGCTGGCCGTGGAACTGCTGGTCGAACGGCACATGCTGTACCTGCGACAGCGCGTTGTTGTACGCGTCGCTCAGCGCGTCGCCGGCGGCTTTCACGGCGTCCTGGCCAGCGCCCTGTGTAGTCACGCCGATCGGCGAGGTCGCGCGGTTGATCGCCGCGGTATTGAATTCGCCCTGCGCCTGTCCGCGTGCGCGCCGGATCATGTCGCCCAGGATCGGCACCGACTGCAGTTTTTCCTCGGTCGCGTTCGCCCAGCCGCCAAGCGTCTGACCGATCGTCGGATTGACGCCTTCGTCCTTCAGCAGTTGCACGTTCGGATTGACCGATGCGTTCGGGCTGACGACGCGGGCAATACCGGACGCTATCGCCGGCACCGCGCCGCCGATCGCCGCGCCCATGCCGACCTGCTTGCCCTTGTCGGCCCAGAAGTCGTCGGACGCGACCGGATTCAACGCGCCGGACACCGCGCCGCTGCCAATACCGGACAGAATGCGCCCGCCGAGGCTCACCGCCTGCGGTGCGCGCGCGGCAATGGCGAGATTAGCCGGGCTCAGGATGTTGCCGAGGGTGCGCATGCCGTCGAAGCCGGTGTCGCCCGCCGCGGCGCGCTGCGCCTGGTACGCTTTTTCGCTGTCGGCGACCTGCTGCGCGACGCCACCTTCGGGCAGCTTGCCAACGAGGCCGGTCTTGTCGGCAAGCCAGTTGTTGAACTGGTTACCGGCCTGAACGACGGCATCGGGCAGCATCTTCGTCAGCAGCTGTGCGCCGCCGTCGATCGGATCGCGCATGCCTTTGATGATCTTGTCGCCAGCAGTCGGGCCGGCTTGCGGTGCCGGCTGCGCGGCGGGGGCGGACGCCGGCGCGGCCGGGGTATCGAACTGGTCGAAAAAGTTGCCGGATGCCGGCGCGGCTGCATTGGCCGACGGCAGCAGCGCATCGGTCACGGCGTTCGCCGCACGCAGCACCGGATTGCCGGCCTTGCCCACCGTGTTCGCCGCGGCGACGACCTTGTTTGCGTAACGCGGGTCTTCGGCATAGCCACCGGCAGCGAGCGCGCCCGCGAACTTTGCCGCATCCGATCCGGCACCGATCGCGCCGGGATACTTGCGCTCGATCAGTCCGGCATAGTGGTCCGCGAATTCATCCGGGCTGGCAAAGCTGCGGTACTTGTCCTGGCTGCCGGTCAAGTTGTCGGTTGCCGCGACACCGGAGCCGGAGAAATCCTTGATGTTGCCGAGATTATTCGTGCCGGGAATAACGGACTTGCCCCATCCGGTTTCCAGCCCCCACTGCCCGAGCAGCGTGTTCGGATCGACGTTCAACCGTTGGCCGGCGCGCTGTGCGGCCGGGCCATAGGTGGCGGCAAAATCGGCTGGCGTGCTCGTCGCCTTCGGTGCGGGCGACGAGGGCTGCGGCGCAGCCGGCTCGCTAGAATCTTGCGCGTCAAACTGGTCGAAAAAGTTGGCCATTATTTCCCCAGAATGGAGGCTGCGGCGCCGGGGCCGAACTTCGCGTCGAAGTCTGCAGCCCGGTTAGGATTGGCTTTCAGCGCGGCGATGTGCGCTTGGCTTGGGGCTGCAACGGGAGCGGGTTGCGGCGCCGGAGCGGCGGCAGGCGCGGCCTTCTGCTCACCGCCGTTGATCGTGCTGAGCACCTTCTGCGATTCCGGCGACAGCAGCGTGCGGCCGGCGGCAGCCTTGCCCATACCCTTCTCATACTGGTTCTGCAGCGCGTTGACCGCGCCGTTGAGCAGTTCCACGCCGGATTGCAGGTAGGCTTTCTGCTGCTCCTTCGACGCGTTGACCGGCAGGCTCTTGCGCCATTCTTCGAGCTCGGTCAGGTTGCCGCCGCCGGAGCCGGAAAATACCTTGCGCAGTTCGCTCGCAACCGCCTGCGCCCTCTGCTCGAACACGCCCTGGCGGGTATCGCCGAGCGCCTTTTCGACCGGATTGACGATGTAGTTCAGTGGAGACGCCGCACCGTTGAAGTTGTCGAGCTTGTCGATCGCCTCGTTGAGCGAGCCCATGTGCGCGATCGCCTGATTGGCCGCGCGCACCGCGTCGCCCTGCTTGCCCTTGTTGAACGCGACCGCGGTCTGGTAGCGGCTGTTGTAATCCTTCTGGTCGAAGTCCGGGTATGCCTGCCCGACTTGCGACAGCAGGCCCGGGTTCTTCGTCAGCAGCTGCGGCGTGACGTTGAGGCTGCCTTCGCCGATCATCTTCACTAGCTGCGAGCGCGCCTGCGGCAGCGTCTTCAGGAAATCGTCGCCGGTCAGTTGCGCCGTGGCGTTCGGGTCCGTCGCGCCGGCCGGTTTCGTGCCATTGCTGGCCGTGTTCGGATCGCCCATCGTCTCGGCGACTTTCGCCCGCACCGCCGCGGCATTCGGGTCGGCGCGGTTGATCGCGTCCTGCGCCTGTGCCGACTGATAATTCGCCACCGCGTTCTGGCCGGCGTTGGCGACCGACATCGGCACTTCCTGCATGTAGCCAGATGCCTGGTTCGCGGTCGGGTTCGGCATGGCCATCGTTTGCGACAGCGCCTTGATGATGTGGACCGGCTGCTGGTTCTCCGTGCCAGCCTGCGCGCTCTGCTGGTTGAATGCCTGCACATCGGCCGGCAGCGGCTGGCCCTTCTGGATGTCTTGCGTCGATCCATCGCCGTAATACGCCTTCGAGCTTTCCGGGCCGCCGCCGAACGTGGCAAACAGGATCGGCTTGCCCGGGGGCTGGCCGCCGTCGCCGGCAGGCGGCTGGTCGCCGCCCTGCGGTCCGAGCTTCTGCCGGATGATGTCGCCGATCGGGTCGCCCTGCTCGCGATACGCCTGGTTCGTGATGCGGGACATTTCCGCATCGCGGCCGCTCAGGTCGTAGCCCGGTTCGGCCGGCGTCACGTTCGGCGGGTTGATCGCGCCGCGCCCTGCCCCTGCGGTCGAATTGCCCGCCGCCAGTTGCGCAATCACTGGCACATTCGTCGGGCCGTTCTGCGTGCGTGCGGTTTCCGGTGCCTGCTTCGCCACATCGGCAATTGTCGGCGCGCTCATGATGTTGGCGGCAAGGCCATCGTCGCCGATCGAGGATTTGAAGTAGTCGGGATTGCTCGCCACCGTTCCGCCTGCCAGCCCGGTAGCTGCCGCCCCGCCTGCCAGCAGACCGGCAGCGCCCGCAGCCGGCGCGACGCGGGTTGCCACACTGGCGGCACGGGCAAGCGGGCCGGACGGCGCGGCAGGCGCATCGGCCGCCTGTGCCGCCAACTGGCTGATCGACTGCGGCGCGGCCAACTGCGGAGCCGGCGAAGGCGCAGCCAGTTGCGGCACCTGTTCCGGATAGATCGTGCGCAGCCCCTCGGTCGGCAGATTGCTGCCTGGTCCCGCAAGTCGGGCGGCACCGCGCGAGACGCCACGTTGCGCAAGCGGATTGTCGTTGATGTCGATGAGGTCCATGGATCAATCCTTGTGCGTGGTGATGTCGCTGTAGCTGACGCTGTAGGTATTCGAGGCCACATTCGACGCGTTGTTGTTCGACGAATTGCTGCTCGAATTCGTGCTGCTGTTGACCGACGAATTGCTGGTGTTGTTGGAGGTCGAGTTGCTGGTCGAATTGCTCGTGCTGTTGACCGACGACGTGCTGCTGCTGTTGCTGCTCGAGTTGACCGTGCTGTTCGAGGTGCTGTTGCTGCTGCTGTTGGAGGACGAGTTGGCCGCGCTCGACGAGATCGACGCATGCACGCTCCGCGCCGACAGCGCCGCCGCCGCAAGTTGCCCGGACAATTGCCCCGCCGCGCGCAGCGATGCCTGCGCCGTCTCGGCCGCGCTCATCGCAATCTTGAGGTTCGATTCGCCGGCTTGCAACGCCAGTTGCGCCTGCGAGGTATAGACCGCCGTGGTCGCCTTCACCGTCTCGACCAGCGCCTTCGCATGCTCGTTCTTCGCTTCCTCGGTCGCGGCATAGGCGCGCACCCGGGCTTCGAACGTGGTCGCCGCCGAACGCAGCCGCTCGGCCTCGGCCGACACGCCGGCCTGGTACGCCTGCACCTGCGTCTTGAACGAATCGAGCGGGAATTCGGCGATCTGCTTGAAATTCAGGTTCGCTTCGCCAAGCTTGGCATTGACCAGCGTGCCGTAGGCATCGACGCGGCTGCGGAACGCGCCGACCTGCTGGCCGAACATGTCGACCTTCAGCGACTGCGCTTTCACTTGCGTGCCGTAGGCTTCGTATTCGGACGCCTTGGCCTTCACCAGGGAATCGAAGCCGAGCAGCTGGTTCTTGTAGATTTCGCTTTGCACGAGCTCGGCCCGCACCTGCGCTTCATAGTTCTGGAATTCGCTATCCTTCGCCTTGATCTGGCTGTCGAAGCCGGAAAGCTGCGCCTTGTAGACCTCGATTTTATTCAATTCGGCGCGCACGCGGGCAGAATACCCTTCATATTCCGCCGTCTTGGCCCGCACCAGCGATTCGAACCCGGCGAGCTCGTCGCGGAAGATTTCGGCCTTCAGCGACTGCCCCTTCAGTTGGGCCTCGTAGTTCGAATACTCGGCTTCCTTCGCCTTCACCTGCGCATCGAAGCCAAGCAATTGCGCCTTGAAGCCCTCGATCTTGTTGAGCTCGACCTTGGCCAGCGTCGCAAAATTCTCGAACTCGGCGGATTTCGCGCGCACCTGCGCCTCGAAGCCGGCGATCACCGCCTTGTAAATCTCGGCCTTGATCGCTTCCGCCCGGGTTTGCGCCTCGTAGTTCGCGTATTCCTGTCCCTTTGCCTTGACCTGCGAATCGTAGCCGAGCAGTTCGGCCTTGTACGCCTCCACCAGGTTCAGCTGCACCTCGGACAGCGTCTTGAAGCCGTCATACTCGGCAATCTTCGCGCGCACCTCGCTATCGAAGCCGGCGATGGCTGCCTTGTAGATTTCGGCGATCACGCCCTGCGCATCGACCTGCGCCTTGTAGGCGGTGAACTCGGCTTCCTTGGCGTGGATCTGCGCCTCGTAGCCGCCGATTTCCGCCTTGTAGAGCTCGATCTTGCGCGCGTCGGCATTCGCCTGGGCGACATAGTTTTCGTATTCGGCGCGCTTGGCCTCGACCTGCGCCTGGTAGCCTGCGATCTGCGCCCGGTAGACTTCGGCCGCGACATTCTGCGCCCGGTACTGCGCCTCGTAGTGCGCAAACTCCGCATCCTTGGCTTTTACTAAACTGTCGAACCCGGCCAGCGCCGCGCGGAACAGCTCGACCTTGTTCAGTTCCACCTTCGCCGCGGTCGCGTAGTTCTCGAACTCGGCCGACTTCGCCCGGGACAGCACATCGACGCCCTGCAGCTGCGCCTTGTACAGTTCTCCCCTGACCGTCTGCCCTTCGAGCAGCGCCTTGTAGCCCTCGTATTCGGCTGCCTTGGCGCGGATCTCGGCATCGACGCCGCCGATCTGCGCGGTGAACAGCTCGACCTTCGCCAGCTCCCCTTTTACGCGCGTGGCATAGCCTTCGAACTCGGCCGACTTTGCCTTCACCTGGCTGTCGTAGCCTTCCAGTTGCGCCCGGAACACTTCCACCTTCGACAGGTCGGCCTGCACGCGGGTTTTGACGGCCTCGACGCGGGTGCGGTAGACGTCGGCGACCGACTTCACCGCCTCGATCTGCGCGGTGTAGACGGCGACCGCCTGCCGGTTGATCTCGCCGACGAGCTTCTGCCCTTCCAGTTCCGCCTTGTAGACATCGAGCTGGGCAAGCGCCGCTTCCAGCCGCGCCTTGAACACCTGCGCGCGCACGCCGAACGCGGCGACGTCCGCATTGAACAGGCTGACCCGCGCATTGAACAGGTCGATGATCGACTGGAACTGGAATTTGGCTGCATCCAGCGCGCGGTTCTGCACCTGGTTGAAATGCTCGATCAGGCGCGATTCCAGTTGCACCGCGAGGTTAAACGCGAACTGGAAATTGCTCTGCTCCAGCTCGGCCTGCTTGATCATCACCTCGCGGCTCAGCGAGGCATCGGCATTCATGCCGTCCTGCAGCGCCTGCTGGATCAGTCTCGCCAGCACGCCGCCCGGGATTTTAAAACCCTTGGCGGCAAACAAGCGTTCGGCTTCCTGCACGCCGCGCTGCGTGATCGTCGCCTGCCTGTCCCGGCCGCGGCTCCAGATCGCTTGCTCGACTTCCGGCTTCAGGCCGGTCGTCGCGCCGTTGACGAGCTCGATCAGCCGGCTGTTCATCGTCGCCAGCAATTGCGTGTTGTACTCGACCTCGGCCCAGCTGAACTGCGCATCCGGCGCATCCGGCGCCGCGTCGAGCACGTCGGTAAACAGCGGCAGTTCGACGACCGGCGCATCCGGCAGGTTCAGGCTGGCCAGCGACGGCACCGCGGGGATCGTAAAATCCGGCTCGTCGGGCATGACGATGTCGGCCAACACCGGCGCATCGGGGATCGTGCCGGCGAACGGCTCCGGGGCGGCGATCACGTCCAGCGTCGGCGCATCGGGAATAACGACCGCCAGCGCCTCCGGCGACGCAACCGTATCGAACACCGGCGCATCCGGCACCGTGACCGCAAGCGGCGCCGGGACCGCGAACTCGTTCAGCGCCGGCAGAGAGGGAATCGACGCGACCAGTTCGCTCGGGGCAGCGACATTCGGCAGGCTCGGCGAGACGGGCACGACCGCATCCAGTGGGGCCGGCACGGCAATGTCCGCCAGCGACGGCGATGCCGGCAGCGAACCGTCGAAGGCAGTTGGCACCGGCACGGAAGCCGGTGTCGGCGCGACCGGGGCCACGGCCGACAGCGGGTCGGGTTTGACTAATGCATCCAGCGTCGGTGGCAGCGGCAAGGAGGCGTCAAGCGGCGTCGGCACTGCGATCACGTTGATCAGCGGCGCATCGGGCACCGTCCCCGTAAAAGCGGCAGGCGCGGCCGGCTGATCGAGGGTCGGCGCGGCGGGAATGTCGGCCGCCAGCGGCGCAGGCACCGCGATGTCGGCAATGACCGGCGCGACCGGGTATTCTCCGGCGAAGGCATCCGGCGCCGGGATGTCGGCCAGCGTCGGCGTGGCCGGCAGGGTCGCATTCAGCGGGGCAGGAACGGGCACCGCATTGATCGTCGGCGCGGCCGGCAGCACGGCGGCCAGCGGGTCCGGCAGCGGCACGTCGATCAACAGCGGCGGAGTCAGGTCGTAGTTTGGCGCGGCATCGACCGACAATCCCGGCAAGGCGCCGATCGACGGCGCGGCAGGCGCTACCGGGAAACTCGCGTTCAGGTCGGTCGGCTCGGCCGGCGCGGTGCCGAGCGCATCGAGCGTCACCGTCGGCACCGGAATCGTCGGGATGTTCACCAGTGGCAGGTTCACGCTGAAACTGCCGAGCTGCTGGATCGCGGCAATGGCTGCCGCCTGCGACTGCTGGGCCATCGAATCCGCCGTGGCCATGTACTCTGGTACGAGTTCATTGGCGGGATTGGACAACCAGGGCGCGGCATCGGCCGGCTGCGCAATCGGCGCGGCCGGGGCGGGATCGGCTGCCGGCGTCGGCGCGGCCGGAGACACCGGCGCGGCCGCGTCCGCCACCGGGGCCGGGGTCGCCGCCGATGCCGGCCCTACCGTTGCGGCGCCGCCGCCACTCGATCCCAATGCCATAAGAACTCCTCAGTAATGGTGAAACCGGGCCTCAGCCCGGGATGTCGTCCTGCTGCCTGATCTGCTGCAGCGTGCCGATGTTGTAGAGCGCCGCGGTGCAGTCATAAAACGCGTGGCCGTCAACGAAATTCGGCCCGGCCATGTAGCGCACCGTCAGTTGCCCGTCGTAGAGCTGCTGCGGGTACATGAACACGGCATCGCCGAGCGCCGGCGCGCTGTCGAAGGCGAAGAAGAACGGCGCGATCGGCACGTCCATGCAATCGGTCGCATTGAAGATCCATGCGCCGGACGCATCCGGCATCACGACCGCGACCGCATCGCTGACCGGGTCGTGCAGCAGGTGTGTTTGCCCCTCATACGGGCTGTCGGTGCGCGCGCCGAAGCCGCCATCGACCGTGACGGCGGTCCACGCTTCGTTTTGCGGGTCGAACTGGTACAGCGCGAATGTTGGAGACTCCTGCAGCAGCCACAGCGTCTGTTCATCGTTCTGCGCGACGATGTGCAAGCCGTCGTAGCGGCCGTTGCTGCCGGCCGGGCAGGCATAGGTGCGCGTGATGCCGGAGGTGATGCCGAAGCGGTGGATGCCGACCTGGCTCTGCCCGTTCCACGGGACCAGCGGAGACAGGAAGATCACGTCTCCCCCGGGCGTGATGCAGGCGTTCGTGTAGCCGGCCGCCCCGACGACGTCGCCCCAGGGCACGGTGAGCACCACGCTGCGCGACGACGGGTCGAACACGAGGGAATACGGGTTCGACGTCATCTGCCGGATCAGCGCGATGCCGCGGTCGACCATCGGCGCGCTGACGACGTTGTACTGCGTCGGGTTCGTGCCGTCGTAGGAATCGAGCTGGATCGTATTGCTGCCGACGTCGTCGCTCCACTCGACCAGGCCATATTTTGTGTCGGCGGTCGAGGCGGCGGCCTGTACATACTGCATGTAGAAGCGGCCCGTGAAATCGTCGTAGGACATGCCGCCGAAGCCGTTATTGAACGGGAACACGTTGAGCGCGGTCGTGCCGTTCTGCGGCAGGCCATTCGGCGCGTTCTGGTCGAAGCGGACGATCTGGCTCGTCTGCGCGAACGACGGGCCGACATAGTCTCCGTCCAGGTGCGCGACCAGGTACACGGAACCGGTCGCGCCGACCAGCGGCCCCCAGGCGTGGCGCACGGGAATCGGGTCCGCGTACTGCGCCGAATCGGGGCCGAGCACGCAATATTCGCGCACCTGCGGCTCGGGCTCGGCCTTCTTTTCCGGGAGGTCGATGCTCGGGAATTCCGGCTGCGGGATCGGCGCGTCTGCGGTCGCTTCCGTGTGGATCGGCTCGGCCGACGTGCTCATCGACGCCGTTTCGGTCGGCAGCGTGATGCGCACCGTGTCCTGACCATCGTTGGTCAGCGTCTCGATTTGCGCGCCATCCGGCAGCACCTTGAAGTCGCGGTAGAAGCCACCCGGCTCGCCGTTGGCGATGCGCGCGTTGACGCCGTAGCGGGTGCGCATCGCGCCGAGCTGCTTTCTCGCGTCGCCGAGATATTCCTTGGCCAGGTCCGGATCGCCGAAGAACTCGGCGCGCAGCCAGCCGGTCGCGTGCGGCTCGTCGAACACCATGTCCGGCGTGCCGCTCACCGCACCCTCCGCGACAGCGTCTGCGCATCCAGGCTCAGCGTGTCGAGCGCGAAGTCCGCGCCGCCGCGGTTGGTCAGTTTCCACTGCCAATACCGCCCCTCCGCACCGCGCCCGAATTTGACGCGCGCGGCGTGCAGTTGATCGAGGCGGCGCGGCTCGAGCCTATACACGTATTCGTCGTGCTCGTCGGTGATCATGGTGAGTTCGAGGTCGCCGGCGGCGCGGTAGCCGACATAGCCGGCAAGGACGCGCTTGATCGGCTCGGCGCCGAGGTCGGAAATGCCGGTAGTAACCGTTGCCGTGATCGGGCTGCCCTGGTCGGTGTCTCCGGTCAACGCGACGATGCCGGCAGCCGTCGCGGCCAATACCAGCCCGTTGAACTGCGTCATCGAGTTGAACGCGAGGCCGTCATAGGTCGACACCGCGCGGTTGTGCGTGTTGAGCGCGATGCCGGTGAAGACGGGATTCAGGTCGCCGGCGGTGCCGACCGCCTCGAGCGACAGCACCGGCAGGGATACGGTCGCGGTGCCGGCCGCATCCATGAAGCCCGAGGCGTCAAGCGTCATCAGCGGCACCGTGATCGACGCCGAACCAATGTGGCCACCGACTGCCGCGCCATCGACCATCGCCGGGGAGAGGACTGCGGCACCGACGGCGACGATGGAGGCGATGCCGGACGCGGACAGTGCGACAAAGCCGAGCGTCGCATCGCCGGTGGCCGTCGTGTCGGCATACGCCTGCGCGGACAGGCTGGCGGCTTGCAGGATGGCCGCGCCGCTGCCGATCGTGCCAGTTGTGCCCTGGCCGGCCACCTGAACTTGCGCAAGCGTCACCGCACCATCGCTGAACGTCGGGGCGCCGCCATATTCGAGCAGGCCAGAGGCCGTCAGGGCCAACAGGTCGGCGGCGCCTTGGGCGATGTTCTCGGCGAGGCCGGAGGCGGACAGGGTGAGCGCCGGCAAAGACGCGGCGCCATCGGCCATGCGGCCGGAAATCAGTGCGCCGGCCAGCGTCAGGGCAGACAGGTCCGCGCTGCCGTCGCCCGTGTTATCCGGGGGCGGCACGATGCCGGCACCGGATGCCGTGAGTGCGGACAGCGCCACATTGCCGTCTGCGACGACGCCAGGCACGCCGGCACCCGTAGCATCGAAGGCCGGCAGCGTCAGGCTGCCATCAATGACCACCGTTGCCGTCGCCGTGCCGTTCGCGCTTGCCGCCAGCAGCACCGCCGCGCCGTCGGACACCGTTCCGCCGAGCAGCGTGCCGGCCACATCCAGCGGCAGCATTGCCGCATCGCCCTGCGCCGGCAGCGCATCTGCCGAGGCCGTGCCTGCCAGCGTGAAGCGCTCGGCCTGCAGCGTGCCGTAGCTATCCGCGCCCGCAGCGCCGGTGGCCGACGCATCGACCATCGGCAGCACGACGTTGCCGGCGTTGCCGAAATAGGCGACCGCATCGAACGGCTGCAGCACCGCCGCACCAATGCCGGCATTGCCCGCAGTAAGCGACCCGGCCGCATCCATCGGCTGCAGCAGGGAGGTTCCCGCGCCGACGGTGCCGGCCACGCCGGAGGCGGACAGCGACAGCGCCGGCAGAGACAGCGGGCCATCCATCGCACCGGCCGCGGTGAACGGCTGCATGACCATCTGCGCATTGCCGGCCGAGACGTTGCCGGCCGCGGCAAAGCCCGCCAGCGTCAGCGGCATCAGGGCCATCGGCGGATCGATGACACCGGCCGCATCGATCAGTTCCAGCATCATGTCGCCGAACATCAGGCCGTCGGTCGACTGGCTGACTACGCCGGACAGCAGGAACGGCGTCGTGTCCGCGATGCCGGTCGCATTGCTGGTGTTGCCGAGATTGACGGCACCGTTTCCGGTGGTGTCGGTCGGCGTCGTAGCCGATGCATTCGCTGCCACGCCATAGACCGCGTAGCTGGTCGTCAGCGACTGGTTCGTCTGCGTGTCGGCGACGATCCAGGAACTGCTCGCGTCGCTCCAGTAATCGAGCGTCCAGGAGCGCGGCGCCTCGCCGGCCGAGGTCGCCGCGATCACGTATTCGTGCGGCGCGAACACGCGGTTATGGTTGATCTGCAGCGTCGCCGCCGTCACGCCGGAGTCGCTGTACCAGGCCGACGACAGGTCGCTGTCGAACGCATTGCCCGGGGAGGCGCCGGACGACGCCGATGCATACGGAGAATCCGCGCCGATTGCCCAGTTGTCCTGGTTCAGGTACTGGCCGACGACCTCGTGCAGCTGCATGTCGACGATGCCGAGTCGCGTGCCGCCGTTGGCTGCCGTGATGTTGAGCCGCCATTTTTTCGACGCGGCATTCCACAGCCCGACGCGCGAGGTGTAGCCGGCCACGCCGACCGTGTATTCGCGCGTCTCATGATCTCCCCATCCGGTCTGGCCGGTCTGGGTGTCGGCGACGGTCCAGGTGGAACCATCGTCATCCGAGTATTCGAGCGTGAAATCCTTCGGCGCGTTGACCGCGGCCGGGTCGCCCAGCGTCGGCCCGCTCTGGATCGCATATGACAGGATCTGGATCGGGCTCTGGTAGGTGTAACTCCACCAGGCCGGCAGGTTCGTGCTGGCCGACGCGACGATAAAGCTCGTGTCGGCATCCCCGTCGGCGCCGTATAGCGGCGGGCCACCCGAAGAGTAATACGATGCGCCGATCTCGTCGCCGTTGTTCCACATCGGGAACGCGAGCGGCGACCCGACCGTGGTGCGGAACTGGATGTCGGCCCACTCCAGATTGTCGCCGCCATTATTGGCGGTGACGTGGACGCGCCAAAGGGTCGAGGTCGCCATGGGTTACCCGGGATTACGCGGTCGGCAGGGTGATCGGGAAGCTGGAGATCGTCTGCGTCGCCGAGGCCGTGATCGCCGTAGAGGACATGTTGAGCTGCGCGCCCGAGGTCGAGATCGCGCCGTCCAGGCGGAACTGGCTCTCGCTCGAATCCAGCACGCCGGAGTCCGCCACCGCGCCGACGAAGCGGAACCAGCCGGCGGTGCCGGTGGTGCCCGCGACACCGGACCAGGTCTGCGATGCATCCTTGACCAGCACGCCGCCGGCTGCGGTGCCGAACTTCAGGCCGTTGACGGCAGTGACGCCGCCGCTCATGTTGGCGTAGGTCGCGGTGAGTGTGGTCAGCGAGCCCGAGACGGTCAGGCCGTTGGCATTCGCGCCGGCGCCGCGGTTGGCGGTGATGGTCACGACAGCACCGGAAGCGGTGGCGGTGTAATCCGGGTTCGAGAACGATGCATTGATCTTTGCCGCCACGTCGGATGCAGTCTGGGTCAGCGTGCTGTTGAACGGGACCGATGCGCCGAGGATGTTGACGCCGCCGACCGTGATGCTGTCGACCGAGCCGGCCGAGCCGGCCAGGGTGACGGTGCCAGTGGCTTGCACTTCCGGGGTATAGGCGCCGCCGGCAGCGGTGATCACGGCAAGTGCGGTCCCGGTGGGAGCCGCGTCGGCCGAAGTCGGCTGCGCGCCGCTGTAGATGGTGATCTGACCACCGGTAAGCGCTTCTTTCAGGCTGCCGCCAGCGAGGATGTAATTGCGAAGTGCTGCAGAAAGGCGAAGGGCCATCGTAAATCTCCAGGTAAATCCCCGGTCAGCGGGGCAAAAAAAAGCCCCGCGGAGGCGGGGCTGCTTGGGGCACTACGAAAAATCAGTTCTGCAGGAACAGCAGGTATTGGCGAAGGGTGTCGCCGGAGCGGAACAGTCCGGCGCCGGTCGCGGTCGCATCGAAGCGATACGCGGCCTGCGTCATATTGATAACCCCGCCGTCTTCCAGCCCGACATAGATGCCGAGCGCGGTAGCGAAAATGGCCACTTGCTGGCCTGCCAAGTTCGCGTCGCCGGTCACGATCACACCCTCGGCATTGACCGCGGAGCGTGCGACCGCCGGCGCATCGACGGCGACGGTCAGCGCGAGGTCTTCGAGCTTGTCGCCGGCGAGGAAGTAGACGGCGGACTCGGTGCCGACGAACAGACCGTGTTCGACGCTGGCGAGGAAGCGAATGGTCGTGTCGTCGACGGCGAGGTAGTCGCGCAGGTCGCACAGCCCATACCCCAGCGCCGTTGTCGCGTACAGGAACGCGCCCGACGCGATGTAGATGCGGCCACGGTGATACGCCAGGCACTGGCCGGCGGGCGGCTGGTCAAGCCATTGCGTATTCAGCGGCAGCGCGAGCTGCGCGCTGGTGATGTCGGCGTTGCCGTTGGCAGCCGGGGCGACGAAGACCCGGTATAGCTGCTCGCCGTTCGGCTCCGTGAGGTACAGGCAGGCGTCGGTGATGCCGGGGTCAGCGGGCGGCGTCCAGGTGATGCGCAGGCCGCCGTTGTCGCCGAGCGTGATCTTCTCGGCCATGCCGGCGCCGGATTCCTCACCATCGTCACGGCGCCACGTCATCGCGATCTGGTAATCGCCGGCGGTGAGGTTGCCGAAGATCGATTCGATGCCGGGATTCGGCGGCACGGGCATGCCCCATGGGCGACCGCGGCCATTCACGAACGCGCCGGACTGCTGGCCGTTGCTCCAGTAGATGTTGCCGGCGGCTTCGACGAAACACACCGGCATGTCCTCGACCAGGCCGGCGGCCAGGATATTCGTGCTGAAATCCGGCTGCAGTTGCATCAGGCGATTGCCCTGCACGAACATGCACAGGTCGCCATTGCTCCACAGCGAATGGGCCGCGCCGGCGACTTTCTGCTCGGTGCCGGAGCGGCGGGAAATGCGGCCGGAGTTGTCGATGTCGACGTTGACAGCGTCAACCAGTTCGCAGGTCGCGTTGTCCTGGGTCGGCAGCGAGCGGATACGCTCGGCAGGCAGTAGGTTGTTGATGCCAGCGAACGCGCGGAAGGTGATGTCAGCCATGGCTGCGCCCCGCTATTTCGGCTTCAAGATGCTTCGATACCAGGCGCGCAGCGCGCAGCGAGGCTTGTGCTGTTGCAAATGCTGCTTTTGCTTGTGCCAGCGATTTTTCCGAAGCCAAGAGGCCAATACGGGCATTGATAACGTAGTCGCGGTTGCTCATGTCGGCCATTACAGCTCCAGCGTGTCAATCCCGTTGCCGCATGCCACATCGAAGGCGCACGCGACTTCGACTGCGCGGCGCGCATCGCATCCAAGATACATTGCAGCCATTGCGTAATCTCGGCCGCTGCCGCGCGCAAAGTATGGGCTTTCGATCCGCTCCGGGAACGGGTTAGCGGCGCTGTACATAAAGATTTTTCCGTCTAGGTCGACCTTCACAGAGCCGGCACCTTCGTCACTCTCACAACGCGGGTATGTCGCTGGGTCGCGCGCGCCGAAGAACCAGTTCAGCAATTCAGCTGCGTGCGCGCCACCGCCAGTGAAGGCGACCAAGCCGTCCGGCAAACGGTGAATTTTCGTCACTGTGTATGCCATGCCGGCGACTGTGCCGCGCTTGTCAGCGGCGAGCGTCTTGCCATCCCATGCGATTACGGTCATGTCCGCCCCTACCAGTGCATCTTCACGACGGTATGCCGGTGCTCGCGCTGCTTTCTCTGCACATTCGCATCCGGCAGCTTACCGAAGGACTGCTCGAACAGCGCCTGATAATCGGCGGCCTTCGCCTTGTCCAGTGTTTCCGCATCCTGCTTCAGGTACGCGCAGCGCAGCGCCCAGTCGATCAGGCGATAGTGATATTTCGCGTGGAGTTCCGGCGCATCCGTTTCCGTCTTCATCGGCGCGAGCGGCAGCCGGTACACGGTCAGGTTCAGCGTATCGGCCTGCGGGCTTTGCGGCACGATGCGGATGCGGCCGTTGTCCTCGACATAAAAGTACGGCGTGCCGACCATGCCGCGCCAGTCGGGGAAGCGGTGCTCGAGTTCCTCGACGGTCTGGCGCATCAGCGCCTTCGGCTGGCTGGCCAGTTGCGCGCGGTCGATCGCGAGAATCGACCCGTCGAGCGGGTAATCCACGTCGCCGGTGGTCACCGCGATCTGCGTGACGGCCGGCGTGGCCGCGTCCCTGATCAGGCGCGCGCGCTCGGCTGCCTCGGTCACCGCCTCGTTCAGGTAAAGCGTGACCTCATCATCGCTCCACAGGTACGGTTCCGCGACATCGTCGGCGCGCAGGCGGAAAGCCTGGATCAGGTCGACGAGCGTCATTTCGCGATCTCAGCCCACAGCGCGTCGCGCTCGGAACGGTCGATCGTAAAGCCGCACTTGGCCGACAGGCGGCGCACGTCGGGCTTGCCGTCGCCGGTGAAGTCGCCATCCTCGGCGCCGTCGAGCATCGCATTGATCGCGTCCAGGATCACCTGGCGGCGGTCGAAGCTCGCGCCCTCGGCGGCCGGCTCTTCTTCCGCCGTGCCGAACGGGATGCAGCCGCGCGCGATGGCTTCGCGGTGGAAGCGCGGGTCGAGTTCGGCATAGTCGGCGCCGACGACAGCCGTGTGGCCGGTGACCAGCGCGATATGGACGTTCTTGCCGTCCGGTGACTTGAAGCGCATCGCCTCTCCTCAAAAAACCCCCGGCTTGAGTGAACGAGCCGAGGAAAAATTCGCCGTGCAAGCGAAAACAGGGTGTTATGGGAGGCGGGCATCCCTTGTGAGGATGCCCGCGATGGATCAGCCTTGCGAGAAGGCGGCGCGGCCCTTGACGTAGTACTGCACGCTCAGGCGCACCTGGCCGGCAGTCGGCGCGGCGCCAACACCGGTCCAGCGCACCGTCACCGACGGCTCGGAAGTCGTGGTGACGAAACCGGTCGGCACCAGTGCGGTCAGGCCGGCGGTGTGGATGTTCACGTCGTTGACGTAGCGGTTCTCGCTCGATGCGTCGCCCACGTCCAGCACGTCGGAGGTGGCCGAGTTGAACGGGGTGACAACGACCACGCTGCCGCCGACGATGACCGCATTGCGCGGCAGGTCGATGGCGGGAGCATCCGCGCCCGAGGTCAAGTCGCCGAAGTTGATGTCGACATACGCCTGGATCAGTTCCTGGCGGCCGGAGTTTTTGGTGATAGCCATAGTCCTATGGTCCTTTCATCATCAGGAGGATTGCCGGGCTGGGAGATCCAGCCCGGGTCCACGCTTTAAAGAGCGTGGTCGATCGCAACGACGCCGAAATCTTCGGTGCTGTTGTCGTAGATCGAGTGGAACTTCGGCTTCAGCAGACCCATCATCTTGTCCACGTTGATGCCTTGCTGGCTGTCGTATTCGAACAGCTTCTCGACCCAGTCCGGGGCGCCGAGGTCGGCCATGCCCAGCGCCTGCGCGCCGCACAGCAGCGAGCGGGTGCCGTCGACGTGGCCGCCGGAACCCCACTTGTAGCCGTCAGCAGCGCCGAGGGTGCTGTAGACCAGGCGATGCTCGTGGAACACCACGCCATCGATGGTGACAGTGCCGCCCGAGAACCATGGGTTATCCATGCCGCGCGGGGCGCCGGTGGTCACCGCGCGCTGGTAATCCGGGTCTTTCTTCAGGTTGGCCAAGGTGCCCGGCTGCACCAACATGACATAGTATTCTTTGCCATCGGCCATCAGCGGCTTGACGTAGTGGGTCTTGGCGTAGGCCACCGCGTCGACGATCATGCCGTAGGACGGGATGAACGAAGAGGTGATCGCGCCGGTATTGGACGACACCAGGTCCGAGCCATTCCACATCAGCGAACGCTTGGACGACGGCGCCGACACATCCGCAGCGAACGCGAGGTTCGGGAACGGGCTGTTGGGGCGCGGGGCGCCGTTGTTGAAGAACGCATACGACACGCCGGACAGGGTCAGGAACGCCAGCTGGTCGATGCGGTTGGCCAGCCAGTAAGCCAGACGATCGCGGCCGGTTTCGCGGAATTTGATCGTGGTCTTCTGGTCGGCGAGCTTACCTTTGTTGCGAACCGAGTGCGTCATCAGGTCGATCGTGATGATCTGGCTGTACGACTGGATCGCCTCCTCGTTGCCTTCGCGTTCGTTGTCACCAGTGACGCCGTCTTCGACCAGGTCCGCCACCAGTTGCATAATGCACTGGTCGCCTTTCTCGGTCTTGGTCAGTTCGGTGATACGCTGGATCATGCTGTTCTGATCCGTGCCGAGGAATTTTTTGATGAACATCTGGTCGCGCGCGGCGGCCCAGGTGTCGCGGGACCAAACAAGTTTCTGTTGCGGCGTGAGGGCCGCAAAATTGGTGAGCGCCATGTCTAACTCCTGAATGTAAGAAGGGGAATTGCCTGGGCTGTACGCCGCCTCGACTCACGCGAAAGACATGGCTTGTTGCGGTACCAAGAAACCGTCCGGCTTACCGTCCCGGAATGACGAAGAACGCTGTAGGTAGCGACCCGTAAAAAAGCCCGCGATTTGCGCGGGCTTCGGTGCTGCGGTGGTACTGCTACTGCGTTACGCGTCGCCGCGCAGGCGCTTCTTCTCGCTTGCGGGCAGCGCGTCGAACTCTTCCTCGGTCATCTTCGACACGTCGTATTTCGCCTTGCTGGCCCGTTCGCCCACGCCATTCGGCAGCGCGGGCTGCGCATTGGCCGCTTCGGCGTTGCGCTTGATGGCCTCCTTCGGACGCGGGTCTTCCTTCGGCTCGGGCTCCGGCTCGGCTTTCGCCCGCTTCGGCGCATACATTGGCCCGATCTTGTCGACCGCCTTCTGCAGCGCGAGGTCGGCGCGCATGCCTTGCGCCGCGTAGTAGTCACGCCATCCCACGACATCGGCGATCGCTTCCTGATTCGCGTCCTCAGACTCGGTATTCAGGAAGGAGTATTTCTTGATGCTCTCATTGGCGACGGCCAGGAGGCTGGTTTCCGTCTCGCGCTTGGTCAGTTCGGCGGAAACCTTCGTGACGGCGGCCGACTCGGCCTGTTCGCGGATGGCGGCATTGATCTCGCGGCGGATCGCCTTGGCCGCGGCGGCATCGCCGCGCTGGAGCGCCTGCAGATACTCGTCTTCCTTGGCGTCCAGGTCGACCTGCGCCGGTTCCTGCGGCGCCTGCCGCTGTTCGGCCTTCGGCTGCTGCTGGCTCTGCAGCGCGCGCAGCTGCTCTTCCAATGCGCGCCGCTCTTCCTCGGCCTTCTTCATGCGGGCGTTGACTTCATCGAAGCGGGCTTTCGGAATGCGGGCGTCGGCCTTGTGCTCTTCCTCTTCCTCGTCTTCCTTGGCCACGGCCTTGAGCGCATCGAGGTCCAGTGCCGGCTCGCCCTTGGCTTCGGGCTCGGCCTGAAACTCGTCTCCGCGGTCGGTTAGTTCCGGCTCGGCTTCCTGCTCGGTGCCAAGGGTCAATACCTCTTCGTTGTCATTGTCAGCTTGCACGGTCATTGTGATTCCTTATCGTTATGAAGAAACTTGACGGCTTATTTCAGCCACAACGCAATACCCACCAGACATCCGGCCAAAGCGACTATCAGGCATAGGCTCAGAACTTCTTTCCGCCTGCGTTGCTCAGGCGTTGCGGCACACCAGTCGCACAACTCAGCGCCGCGTCGGTCTACGGGGTCCCAGCATTCGCGGCACACAGCACGAATATTCCTATTTGCAAAGTCCCAGCAATCACGGCAAACGCTCTCTTCGTCCACTTGAGTGCTTTGATGGCACTCGGAACAGATTCCGGCCTTGGTCATGCGACTGGCTCGCCTGTATTGGGTCGGACTTGAACGCAGCGGTCGTCCCACAGTTCGACCATCGCGTAATCCTTCATGCAGGTCACAGGCAACGCGCGCCCGAGATGTTGTTCGCACCATTCCATGATTCGATAGGAAGCGAACTGCGCATCCAACATCCGCTTTGCGCTTCCATCATGCGACACGCGCGCTGTGAAAATCCGAACATCACGCCCTTCTTTCAGCCACTTGCGCACACGCTCAGCCATTGCTTGGACCGGAGCGCCGATATGATTCCATCCACGCCAGTGGTCGTATTCGGCGAGCGTCCCGTCAAGGTCTACGCCTATCCAGCCGCGCTGTTTGTCATCATGGGCGTGACTCATTGCTTATCGTCTTCCTCGCCGAAGGCGTTTTCCATATCGGTAATGCGTTTCTTAGCGGCGGCTTTGGCGGCAGCGAAACGCTTTTTGTCACGCTTGATCGCCTCAGCCTCTACCAGCGTGCGCATATCGGCTTGCGCGCTGTAGTCGTCGTCGATATTGCTACTCGTTGCCATTACTGGGCTCCTTGATTCACGGGTTTGTGCGTGGCTTGCACAATCTTGTCGAAGAACTCTTTGCCAAAGGCAGCAACCGTATCGGCGGGCAGTATGTATTCCTGATTGCTAACCTTCAGCGGCTCGCCAGTGTCCTGATTGACGGCGTGAATCGAATCGCTGGTCCCGGTGCCGGGTCCGACGATCAGGCCACCATTCGCCTTGCCCGGCACGCTGTCCGGCCGTACCGTCTCGATGCCGCGCCGCTCGCCGATGCCCGGCGTGACCGGTTTCATGGGCGGCTGCGGGCTCATCGTCGTGCTCGGGTCGGCAATGCCACCCGGCGGCATGAACGCGATGCCGATGCGCTTGTTCGTGACAGGATTGATCTGCAGCCCTTGCGCCGGTGCGGCAGGCTGCGGGAACTGTGGATCGTCGGCCTCGGCCGGGCGCTGGTATCCCGCGCCTGCCATGAGTTCGTCGGCAATGGGCGCGATCTGTGGCACCGCAGCGACTGCCTCGGCTCCCTGGAACGCGGAAAACTCGGCTTCGACCAGGCTCTTGACCGTGTCCGCCTGTACCTTGCCGGCCTGTGCGTTCGTCAGCGCGACCTTGGCTTCGGTCAGCGGATCGGGCTGCTGCTGGCCTTCCATGCGCGACAGGATGTCGGCCTTGTCGGTCAGGTTGCTGTGACGGATCACGACATCATCGGGGATTGCGACACCGGTCTTGCGCAGCTCGAGCGCCTGCTGGAATTGGGTGTCTTCGAACGTGGCCGCCATCGGCTGTTCGGTGATCACCACGTCATACTCGCCCTCGGTCAGGTCGTTCGTGTAGGCACCCGTGGCCGGGTCGAACTGGTTGATCGCGATTTCCTTCGTCTCGGGCTTGCCCGTCATCGGGTTGACCTCGGTGATGCGGAACACGCGCGCGGCAGTATAGAACTGCTGCATCAGGTCGAGCATGCGCACGGCCAGCAAATGCCGGGTGTGCGACAGGTTGTCCAGCGGCGTGGCCATCTGCTGCTGGCTGGCGAACTGCTTGCTCTGGATCGCGATGCCGGACACTTCGGGGCTGTTGATGCCGCGCATCGCCTCGGGCACCGTCGCATCCTTCAGCGCATTGGTCGCACGGTCGATCAGGCGGTCCACGCCCTGCGGCACCGGATTCGGCGTGATCTTGGTCGGCGGCAGGCTGCCTTGCTTATGTTCGAGCACGAGGCCAGTCTTGGCGCCCACCGCTTCGAGGTCGCCTACCTCCATGTTCGTGAGGCTGTTTTCCTCGACGATCCAGCCGGAGTTCGCCGCCGTGTTCACGATGTGGACGAACTGGCTGACCGCTTTGTTCAGCGCTTCCTGCGGGCCGATCGCGTTGTCGACCATGCCGCGCGTCTTGCCGCGCCGGAAATAGGCGAAATACGGCACGACCGTGAAATGCTTGTACGGGCTCCAGTCGTCATGCAGCACGATGTCGTAAGTGGAAACCGTCCACTTGATGCGCTTCTGCATGCGCTTCGTGATGACGACGCCCTTGGCTTTCAGTTCTTCCAGCACCTCGGGCGTCTCATCCTCGATCACGCGCACGTCGCCGGTATCGGGATAAACCGCGACCTTCGTCAGCGCATACACCCAGCGCTGGCGATCCACCACGCGCACCCGGCGCAGCTGGGCATCGGAATAATACGAATCGTAGGCATAGCCGCTGTTCGCGTTGCCGAACTTGTTGCGTGGCTCGTCCTCGCCGGCATCGCCGAAGTCGTGCTCGTCCGGGTTGTAGTTCTCGATTTCGGTGCGCTTGGCCTTGCCGTACTGTTCCTCGACCTCGTCGTAGGTCAGCCACTTCGTGACAATCACGTCCTGCCAGTCGTCCGGGTCGTAGGATTTCGCGTCCGGGTCCGGGATCACGTCGAGCGGGTCAAGCGTCGAAATCCGGATATTGCCCTGCAAGTTGTCCGCGAAATCCATGCGGATGTCGAAATACCCGCGCTGCTGGATGATGCCGTCGCCGAACACCTGCGTTTCGAGCCAGTGCAATTTATTGTCGTCAGCGATCTGCATCGCGATTTTCGAACGGATTTCGGCTTGTAACTGGTCCGCATCGCCACCGCGCGGCTTGAACGCGATGTCCATGCGGTTGTGGATCTGGTAGCCGACGGCGGAATTCACGCTCGGCATGATCTCGTTGAATTCATACGCGGGCCGGCCCTGCTCTCTCAGGATGGCGCGGTCTTCCGGCTCCCACTGCTCGCCGCCGCCCAAGAAAAACCTCTCGCAACGGCGCGCCTGGGCGCAATACTCGCGGTGTCCGCGCAGTCGCCCGTATTCGTACCTAGCCCAATTGCTTACGGCTTCTTGGTCGCTCATTTCCTTCCTTCCACGGGCTCAGTGAGCGCCTTATCCAAGGGCCAGTTGTGCCGCACAATTCTGGTCCGCAGCGTTCCAACTTTTATCTTCGTCTTGTCGGCCCACTCAGCAAGCGTCAGCGTCATACCAAACGCCGTGTAACGGACGTTGTCCGTCTTGTTATTCGCTTGCTGTTTCACCGTCGCCCAGCGACAGTTATCTTTTGAGTAGCCCTTAGCGTTATCGATGCGATCAAGCGTCAGGCCTTCAGGGCATTCACCCATGTCGGCCAGGAAGTTTTCATAGACCCGCCATTCATCACAGACCGTCACACCCTTCGCGCCGTAATGCGCGTATGCCGTGTCATTCTCGAAATAGCAGCGGCTTATCATGGCGCGCCAGCGGTTATATGTAGTCGTCCCTACATCGCCATGCGTTCTAAGCATGTCTGCGCAGACTTCGGCATGCAGGCAGCCGCATGATTTCGTGTGCCCGTTCGTCAGATTGGCAGCGCGCACCGTGGTCACGTTGCCGCAGTCGCATTGGCACGCCCAGTAAGCGACTTTCTGCGACCCTGACATCCGATACTGCTTTTCATGTGTGACCAAGCGGCCAAAACGGTCACCAGACTGCACAAGCTTTCTCGGAAAATGGTTCGCACGATTGCTCATCATCGCTCCTTTGAATGACTGATCACTGACCTTATTAAGACAGTGATTAGCCATGCAAGATTCGATAAAAGCCATCGTGATTCCTCGGTTATTTCTTTGCCTTGGCGCGCGGCTTCACCTGGCCACCGTTGCGGTAGGCAGCCACCGGGCTCGGCGACATTGACGGCGGCACAGCGCGGGCTTTCGGCGCGGCAGGAGCTTGCACAGCGCCTGCGGGCAGCGCGATGGCCGGGATGCCAGCCGAACGCGCAGGGGGCATCGCCGGCGTCTTCTTGGCCGGTACGGGCTTCTTCATTGCTCTTCCTTTTCGCCGTAGAGAGCTGTTGCATGCAGCCGCTCTTTCAACTCATAACCCATCAGCGGCCATATTTTCTGCACGGCGTTCTGCCGGGCGATCTTGCGGCCGATCTCGGCATCGAAGTTTTCGGGCGATGCGCAGGCCGACTCGCCGGTGACGGTGAATCCATTGCGCAGGACCAGCACGCCAAAGGTCAGCAGCTCAAACACTGCCGGGCACTCCAAGGTTTTACCTGTTTGGATCATTGCGCCGTATACGCCGTCTGCCGCGGTGAAATAGCGCTCGCACACGATATTGGCTTCAATATCAGCCGGCGTGACGCGTGGTGCAGTCTTGCCCTTAGCGACGATTTCCTGCTCGAGGGTTTGGTCGTTCACTTGGCCGATCCTTTGATGAATTCGCAATAGGCTTTGGCTGCCTGAAGCACTTCGGCATGGGTATTAATCCCCGGCAGTCGGGTGGCCAGTTCGAGCGCCTGCATGCGGAAGTGGAAATGCAGATCTGGATTCAGGTTCCCCGCTTGTGCGGCATTCGTTTTTGCATCTTGATCGTTCATCTCTGTTCCTTTGCTTTGCACGGTGAATAAAAACCCGCCTCATTGGACGGGTCTAGCTTTGGCAGGCACCCAGCGAATCGAACGCTGCCAGTCGGTTTTGGAGACCAACTCGCCAACCTTGGAACATTGGCACCTGAAAAACTTCGTTATGCGGCTTGCGCCGATCCGGCGCTGCTGGTCCTGCGCGTGAGCCGATCTCGCCACGATTCCTTCTTGACGGCCTTTGGCGCGACCTTGACGGCGAACGTCAAGGCCAGCGCATCAGCACAGTCCGGGCTGCGCAGTCCGCGCTTTTTTGCCTTCTCTTTCGATTCGAGCACCATGCGCCGGCTGCTGTCGTAGCCGTAGGTGAGCCCCGTCAAATCGGACTGCAGCGCATCGTCATCCGGCAATTCGCACGGCAGGTCGTTGAGCCAGTCGCGCATGTTTCCCCACATCTCGGCGCGCTTGTTGGCGTACTTCTTGTCTTCGATCGCCTTGCCGCCGGCGTGGATGCGGTAAATGTTCTTGTAGCCGAGTTCGGTCAGGCGAGATTCAACGCCGGTGCCGACGCCGGTCACGTCGATCATCACGGCATCCGGCTCCCATTCCTCGATGGCCAGCGCGACCAGGCCCGCCATTTCCATCGTCGACTTCTTTTCAAAGCGGCGAATGTCCAGCACGCGGCGGCCGCGGCGCACGACAATCACCGAGCGGTCGTCGCCGTACTCGGCAGGATCGACGCCAATGCACACCGCGCCGTGCTCGTCCTGCGGCAGTTTCGTGTTGCGCGCCAGTTGCACCGCTTCCGACGAGATCAACGAATCCTGGCTGCCGGCCTGGAACGCCATCGACGCGGTCGCCGGGTATTCCTGGTTGAAAAGGCCAATATCGCCGCCGAAGTCGTCGGTGATCTTCGTGCGCCGCCACGCCATCTGCTCCATGTCGAGCCCGTAGGCTTCCATGTAGACCTGCTCGCTGTCGTCTAGGGTAAAACCTTCCGGCACGGCCTTGCGGTAGCCGTCTTCCCAGAACCACGGGCAGAAGATCGCGATGTATTCACCTTCTCCGGCTTCGGCGCTCTGCCACATCGTGTGGAACAGGTTGCCGATGCCGTAGGCGGTCGACTCCAGAATGATCTCGGTGCCTGGCATGTCCGGCACCGTCTGCCCGATGCCGGCCATGTGGTCCGCTGCATTCGGCCAGAACGCGGCTTCGGAGCCATGGAAATACTGCGCGGTCGCGCTTCGCCCGGTCGCCTTCGCGCCGGCGGTCGCCACCTTGTAGCGGCTGTCCAGCTTGTCGAAGAACAGTTCCTTGGCGTTATCTGCGGAAGTGCTCGGCTTGACTGCAGCCGGACAGTTCTCCAGGTAGCGTTTCGTCATGCCAAACAAGTTGTCGGTGGCCGACTGCTCATGCGTCAGGATGAACGTCTGTTTGCCGAATTCGCCGGAAGTCTTCCAGAAGAAGCGCCCGCCGATGTAGGTCGACGCGCCCTGCTGCCGGCCTTTCAGGATCAGCGCGCGCACCTTGCCAGCCTTGGCCAGTTGCTCTTCCAGCCGGCTGTGAATGTACTTCTGCGCCTTGTTCAGTTCGAACGGCAGCACGGCACCGGACTTCGTGCGGATCTTCAGGCAGCGCGGCGCGTAGAACGCGAAGTCGCTGCGCAGCCGGCGCAGAATATTGAGCGCGTCGCTCATTTCCCGAGTGCCTTCAGCTGTTCCTCATACGGCGTGATCGTGACTTCCGACTTCTCGACGTACAGCCCCGCCGCCCTGCCGCGCGCAATCTCCGCGCTGATGGCCGCGCTGTACTGCTCCTTCTTCACCGCCATATTTCGCAGCTTCTGCAGGTCAGTCAGATGCGCCTCCAGCGTCAATTGCACCTTCTGCACCACGGGTTCGCGCAGTTCCTGCACCCTCCCCGTAATCTCCCCGTTCGCCATCAATTCCGATGCGCGCTTGTAGATAGTCTCGGGCTTCATCTTGCCGGCGTTGAAGGCAATGCGATAGGCGTCAGCCTGCGACTTGCCGGAGGCGATTTCCTGCGCGAAGGCTTCCTGTTTAGGGGTGAGTGCCATTACTTGCTCCAGCAATCAACCTGCGCGCGACTTCCAGTGGCATCACGGCGACCTCAGCCACGCGGAACTTGTCCGGGTTTTGCAGTCCAGCGCGCCGCTTATTTGCCTTTGCCTTGTGCGTGTACAGCGTGCCTTCAATCGGCATGCTGTCGTGGTCGTAGACCACTGCCCAACGAGTGCAGACGCCGTTCATGGCTTCACCAGGCTGTCGAAGGTGCTGCCGTCGCTTTCCAGCGTGGCCTGCTTGCCGGTGAAGTCCTGCCAGCGCTTGACGATCACATCGCAGTATTTCGGGTCCAGCTCCATCAGACGGGCAATGCGACCATTCTTCTCTGCCGCGATCAGCGTTGTGCCACTGCCGCCGAAGCTATCCAGAACGATGTCGCCGCCCTTGGTGTTGTTCAGCATCTGATACTCGAACAATTCGACAGGCTTCATCGTCGGATGATCACCATTCCGCTGCGGCTTATCGAACTCCAGCACGGTAGTCTGCTTACGATCAGCGGCCCATAGGTGGCCAGCGCCCTCCTTCCAGCCATACAGGCAAGGCTCATGCTTCCAGTGGTAATCCTGGCGCCCCATGACTAGGACACTCTTTTTCCATACGAGGCATTGCCGAACCTGCCAGTTCGCATCCATGCACGCGCCGCGGAAGTTGTAGCCCTCCAGATCGGCGTGCCATATATAGAACACGGCACCCTGCTTCATGACGGCATCCGATGCGACGAAGGCATCCCGCAGGAATTGGCGGAAGGAATCAGCCGACATGGAATCGTTCTTGATCTTCAGCGCATCCTTCGTCTTACCTTCATAGGCGACGTTGTATGGCGGGTCAGTGATCAGCATATCCACCAATGCGCCGTCGGCCAGCTTTTCGATGGCGTCGATGTTCGTACTGTCGCCGCACATCAGGCGATGCTTCCCCATGATCCAGACGTCGCCCAACTTGGTCACCGGCTCGATCGGCGGCTCAGGGATCGCGTCAGGGTCCGTATTCCCCTCGATTTCCTCAATCTCGACCATTTCCTCAAGCTCATCGAGAGAGAAGCCGGTTAGCTCAATGTCGAAGCCTTCCTCGACCAGCGCGTCCAGCTCTACCTTCAGCAGCGCGTCATCCCACCCTGAATTCAGCGCGAGCTTGTTGTCGGCGATGACATAGGCGCGCTTCTGCGTGTCGGACAGCCCGGCCAGCTCAATGCATGGCACTTCGCTATGCCCGAGCTTGCGCGCGGCCATCAGGCGGCCATGGCCGGCGATGATGCCGTTGTCGCCGTCCACCAGGATCGGGTTCGTCCAGCCGAACTCCCTGATGCTGGCCGCGATCTGCGCGACTTGGGCATCGCTATGGGTGCGGCTGTTCTTCACGTAGGGAATCAGGGACTCAATGGCCCTGTATTCCACCTTCAGTTTGTCCATCAATCTTGCTCCTAGCACGGCGATTCGGCTATGCGCCCGATCGGCCTATGCTGGCTGATTCATGGCGCGCCGATGATTTAGTTCCTATTTCTGGCGACGCACTCGATGTCCCACTCTGCCCGCAGCCCTGCCCCCGCGTCCGCGACGATAGTCGCGAAATAGCGCCCGCCCGGCACGAGGTCCAGCGTATAGGGCAGCGTCGCGCGGTAGATGCCGTGGCTGCCTTCGACGTAGGTCAGTGCCTTCGGCCACGTTTCGCCGGACACGGCGTTGCCCGCTGCGTCGGCAAGCGAGACGGTCACGGTGGCGTCGTTGATGTCGGCGCCGGTCAGTTCATTTTTCAGCGCCGGCACCTCGACCAGGTTGTCGTTGCCGACGTAGATCACTGCGATATTGCTCATCGTGGCCTCACGGTTGGCGTGCCGCGCACCGCAGCGGCAAAACGACTGCGAGCCATGACGGCGGGATGAATGGTTACCTGGCCACCAATCAGGGGCCGAATGCTGAAGCGGGCAGACAACACGCCGCGCGCCGGGTTGGCGATCAGGCCAATGCTGTCGCTGCTCTGCACCTGGGCGGTTTCGACGGTGGCGAAGACGTTGTCGGCTGCGCGGGCCTGCGCATCGGCTTCCTGCGCTTGTGCCGTGCTGGCTGCGGCGTCGATCGCGATTCCGACGACAGCGGTTGCCGATTGCGCCTGTGCGCCCTGGGCGTTTGCATCGGCGGATACGCCTGCGACGGCTTCCGATCCTTGCGCCTGGCTGGAATTAGCCTGCGCATCCATCGACACGGCAGCGGCCGCATCGACTGACTGCGCCTGCTTGGTCGAAACAAAGCTGTCCGCGCCGGTGAAAGCGACGACTTCCGCATCGGTCGATTGCCCTTGCGCGGTGTCTGCCGTGCCGTCGGCGGCAGTCGTACCGCTCGCGGCAGTCGATTGCGCCTGCGTTGTCTGTGCTGCCGTGTCGAGCGCGATGCTTGCCTGTGCGTCCGCTCCCTGGGCCTGGCTGGTTGCCGCACTGCTGTCCGCGCTGACCTGCGCGGCGCTGTCGGCTTCCTGAGCTTGGCCGGTTGTGGCGGTCGCATCAGCGGAAGCCGAGCCGGCCGCATTCGCCGATTGCGCCTGGCTGGTCGTTGCCGGCGCGTCCGTCGCGACTGCTGTGGCGGCGTTTGCCGATTGTGCCTGCGCGGAGGATGCGCTCGCGTCAGCGCTGACAGTCGCTAGGACGGCGGCGCTCTGGCCCAGTCCTGTGCCAGCAACCGCATCGATGCTGATACCGCCATTCGCGGCAGCCGTCTGTCCTTGGGAAGTCGCTACAGATGCATTGTTGCCGGTCGATGCCTGCTGCGCGCCTAGTGGCAGCTCGGAGACTGCTCCTAGACCGAGGGCCATACCAGATCCGGCAGGCTATCGATCAGTTCGGCAAGCGTCGGCGGCAGCTGCTGTCCCTGCTGGACGGCAGCCATCGTCGCATAACACTGCGCCCACACGGCATCGCGCCAATCCACGCAAGCCTGCCCTTCTGCCTTGAATTTCGGGTTAGAGCTGGTCGCATAGGTGCAGGCGGACAGAATGCCGTCGTAATTGCGTTCCTGCGCCTTGGCGTCAAGATGCGCCTGTACCGCTGCCGTGTATTCCGCGACGGTGGGCATCGCGGGGGCGGGCGCGATGAATTGCTGGCCGTCCCAGGTCGAGCCGATGACGGAATCGCCCGGGGCAATGAAGGTGCTGTCGAATTCGTTCACTTCGGCATAGTTGATCACCACGCCGTTTTCTATCTGGGCTGCGCGCATGGCTGCTCCTTACCAGGAATAGACACGGACAAACCCGGAGCCGCCAGTACCGCCCGCGCCGCCAACCGATGTTCCGGCACCGCCGCCACCACCGCCGCCGCCGCCCAGTCCTCCATTACCACCGTTGCCGCCTGTTCCAGCAGTGTTCGATGCACCGCCGCCACCTCCCGACCCCGACTTTGTCGAGTCGCCGGAAGTGCCCGCCGTGCCAATGGCACCGGCGGAGCCTGCCGCGCCAGCGCTGCCACCGCCGCCACTTGCTGCCCATTGGTGAGCGCCGCCACCATCCGCACCAGCGCCGCCGGCATTAGCCGTGGATATGCCGCCACCTGCGCCGCCGCCTGCTGCGCCAAATACCGAGCTACCACCCGGACTTCCAGCCGACGTTGACGCACCGCCACCGCCTCCGCCGCCATATTCTGCCGGTCGCCCGAACGAACCGGCGGTTGTGCCGGCTCCCTGTCCTGATATTCCTACTGCGCCCGCCGTCTGTGCTGGCAGACCGCCGATAACACTCCCCGCGCCACCAAGACTGCCCGCTCCTGCTGTGCCGCCGCCGGTTCCGCCACCAGTCGACGTGCCGCCGCCTTTGCCGCCGCCGCCGCCGTAGGCCGTCAGGTATGCGCCAAACGAGGTATTTCCACCCGCTCCGCCATCACCACCCGCAGTAGAATTTCCGCCATTCCCTGCGGTGCCGGCCGCGCCAATAACGACGGACTCGGAAGCATTTAGATCCGACGCCCTGAATATTTGCCTGATAAACGCGCCACCACCGCCGCCAGAGCCGCCAGCACGGGATGTTCCGGCAGCACCGCCCGTTCCGCCCGCACCACCTCCTCCAGCAGCCTGCGCGTCAACAATCACAAACGAACATCCAGCCGGCTTCGTCCAAGTGCCATTCGCCGTGAATATCTGCACATCCGGCGGATTGACGATGCGGGATGCCGGCAGGTCGATCCAGACGTGCTTCGTACCAGCCGAGAAACTGATGGCAGCACCGCTATTGCTCGAGGAAAGGACCGTGGTGCGCGTCAGCGTGTTCGCGCTAGAGTACGTCGCTAGGCCGCATTCCCAATCGCCGGTCGGCACGCCGCTGGCATCGACCGCCTGGATCGCGTAATAACAGGTGTCGCCGGTGCTGCAGACCGAGGAGAACGCACGAAAGCCGGTGAGTGCGCCGGCCAAGGCGAGCGCGGACGTGCCGGTGGTGGTCGTCGCTTCCTTGACGCGGTCTGCGGTGACGAGGGCCATGCGTTACCCGCTTATAGTCCGGCAGTGGATTTCGCGACCGTGTGCGTGAACGAGCTGCAGGACACGGTTTGATGCTGCGAGATGCTAGTCGTGGCAAGCACCATGTTCGCGTTCGCGGTATCGACGCTGCCATCCATCACGACTGTTACCCCATCGCTGGAGAAAGCCCTGAAAAACGCGGCCGTGCCGGTCGCTTTTGCATCGCTGTCAGCGGTGATCGCGTTGGCCACGATGACGCCGTTGGTCGGGGCGCCGAATGCCGTTGCGCCAAAACGCAGTTCTGCCAGCAGCGTATTGCCAGACAATGCAGTGTCGGCGCTCGCCGGCTGCGTGCCGCTGTAGAGCCGCAGATAGCCGGAATTCAGAAGCGCAGCCAGTGTCGATGCCTGGGCATTCGCAGTGGCGTTCGCCAACACAGTATTTTTGGACATGGTTGCCTCTTAATTCAGGATTGATTCAGTTCGTTTTCCCGCGCTTCCATCACGCGGCGCAGCTCGCCGCGCTTCAGCCGGCGCACGAGATGCACGTTGCCGACCTCGAACACGCCGGCCTTGTCGATGCGCTCCAGCCTTAGCCGCTCATCGCCTTCGCCGCGGTGCTCGTCGAGGATGCATTCGCCCCACGTCTCCAGCCATTGCTTGAACGTGAGACGGTATTCGATGCCGCGCTTGACCGCATTTCTCCTGTTCCGCTCGTAGAGGCGGTAGAGGTTGTGCAGGTCCACATCGGCGACCTCGGGGGAATAAAAAGACCGCGCGCCGGGGATGGGTCAGCGCGCGGCGGGGAGTTCGCCGGGAGACACCAGCGAAAGGAGACACGGTACGAAGCACTGAGGTCTGGCGATTGCCCGCCGGTGCTGCCGGGGCAAAGTCCCGGTATGCGCAGAGCAACCGCCAGGCGTCAGTGGGCTATCGGAGGAAAGCCCACATGCCAAACAGGATCAGGCAGATCGCGAGCGCGCTCATCATTGCCGGCCCGCCTGCTGCTCGCGTTCCTGGCGTAGCAGGTCCCAGCCAAGTTCGCGTCGGGCGGTCGCCAGATCCGGCGGCGCGCAGTGTTCTGCCTGGCGGCGCTGCATGTATTCGCGAACCTGCTCTTTGCTCGGCTGCTTCTGATCCATGGAGCGCTCCAGGAAATGGCATGCACAGCAGGTAGAGCCGGTCGACCCGCCGAGGGAGAGGAGCGGATGGCTGTTCGGGTGACGGCTCTACCTGCTGGACACGCAAAAAAGGCCCGATGCGGGAAATCCCATATCGAGCCTTATTAGTTGATAGTGGCGGGCGCTGATCTCCCGCTTGCGGAATCTTATTCGACAATTACTCGGATTTCATCCCCTGCGTATCAAAGCGCGTATCTTCGCGGGGTCGTCGCCTCGGTCCTTCGCTGCAGCCCTTAATCCAGCATAAACTGGTTGCAGTACTCTGCTCCCCGGCGCTTACCGGTTTCTTCCGCTGACCTTTCGCCTTTCGGCGACCTCTCGCTGCGAGCGCCTCAGCACGGCGCATTCACTATCAAGGAAGCCGGCTGATCCCGAGACACTGCGGGCGCTCCCGCGGCTCTTTGTTCGCGATTCGCGCGAACTCACTCGGCTTTAGCCGAAAGCACAGCCAGCTTGCTTCATAGTGCGTAAACGAGGAAACCCGGCTTTTGGCCGGGCTTCGTTTCGTACAGACGTGACTTGTCGGGAGTCATTACAACACAGTCATTTCGGGTTTGCAACACCTATAGCAGCCCTTTTTTCAGCAGCAGCGGCCGGATTGCTTCCTTTACCTGGTCAAAACTGGCTGGAACCGGAAAGCGCCACACGTTCGCGCCGAGCCGGTAGCGGCGCATCAGCGCGTCGCGGTGAATCGGCTTGAGGCTGTCCACACACGCATCTACCTTCGCGACCATTTCAGCGTCCGCCGCGTCGGCCATTTCCTCGAAGTCCTTGCGCCAGGAGGTGATCATGCCGCCCGAGGCTTCGGCTGGATAGCCGCCGGCCTCGTTCTTCCATCGCCTCATCTCTTCCGCCCAAGCATCAAGCAAAAGCTCCACGTCGTCCTGTTCGATGTCCCGTTGCATGTGCCCCTCCCCTTTGTTATCCGTTATGCCGCCAGCCGCTTGATGCGCAGCCCGCCGTGCCGGTCGAATTCCGCCAGCGCTGCCTGTGCCGCCCTCCAGATGTCCACATTCGGCACACTGCGCAGGAAATCCATCGTCGCGCCGATGTTGTCGCGGATGGCGCGCAGCTCGTCGCCCGCCACGCCGTAGTGGCCGGCAGTGGCTTCCCGCGCCTGGATGGCGGCGCAGGCGTCGAGAATGGCTTCCGCGCGGCGGCGCATCGCGGCATCCGTGGCTAGGCGTTTGACCATGTCGGCATGCGAGATCAGATCGGCCAGGTGCGTATCGGTGAAACACACGTTGCCGAGCAGCGTCGAGGCCATGAGGCCAGGGATTTCCATCAGCGCGTTGTCGCGGATGCCGAGCGGCTTGACGCAGGGCTTGCGCTTGTAGCCCTTGCGCGGGCGCTTGTTGCCGGCCATTAGCGCACCCTGCCTTCCAGGCGGTCGGCGACGAGCTTGGCGTACCCAACGATGTCATGCGGATGCTTGTTGTACTTGCGGCGATTGACTGCGGCGGGAACTACTTGCAAGTTCTGATGCACATGCAAACCGCACACGTTATTTCCACGCAGCGGATATTCGTGGTCAACCTCATGCGGCACTCCAGTCGCTGCAGTCAGTTGGCTGGCTGCCCTGTAGACAGCAGCAATGGCTGCCTTGTCCGCCCATGCCGGAGTTGCACGAATCTTTGCCGCAGCATAGTTCGCAGCGCGCGCAGCGTTTTCCCCGGGCTTACTTTTCTTGTATGCGGAACAGTATGCGGCCACCCATCCCTTATTGGCCTCTTTCCAACTTCTTCCTTTCGCCAGCATCTCCTCTCGCCTTTCTTGATAGGCGGCCTTCCGCTTAGCGACCAGGATCTCTTTATTGTCTTCGACATACTGGCGTGAATAAGCGATTGCCTTGGCCTTGTTCTCTGGCTTCGCTCGATATTCCGCCTTCGCGGCCGCCAAGCAATCTACGCATGCGCGCGTGCTGGTGAACCGTGGCGAAATATGACCTTTAATACATGGGCGCCCGGTGAAGTAATACGTATCACCCGCCGCAGCGGCTGCTTTTGGACCCGTCTTCATACGCTTTTCCCTTCCAAGCGCCTCTCGACTAGCGTTACGTACCCGGCAATATCGTGCCAACTATCGATGTAGTCGGGGTCACCATTCAGGATGCGGCCGATCTTGTGTTGCACCATCTCCAGCGCTTCCATCTGGTCCGGCTTGAGTTGGCTCCACTTCGGCGCCGCGCGCATGGCATCTTTCAGCCGTTGCGTGATTTCGGCATGGCCGGTGAATTTGCCGTACCGGCTGCCGCGTTCATCCAAGGTTTTGTCGATGTTGGCGATCAAGCCGTCAATGTCGGAACGTTCCTTGACCAGCAGGTCGCGCGCGGCGTTTGCGCCGTCCTGCGGCCCTTCCAGCCGGGAGCGCGGGTAAGCGCCGGCCGGGTTGCGGTCGCAGTCGGCGGTGAAATCGTCCTGGCTCGGTTGTGCGGTCATGCGGCCTCCTTTTTGATGATTTCGCCGATCGTCAGTTGGGCAATGGTCAGTGCGTGCCCGAATACAGCACCGGTATCGATGAAGACATGATTTCCAAGGCGGACAGCATCGCGGACCGGGGTATGGCCGCAGATGACGGCGCGAACGTTTGCCACGGGAGCGTCATTACGGTTCGAAATTCGCTCACGATTCCAGATGCACCATTGGGCAAAGGATTCGGCATTCGGCCCGGTCAGTGCCGCCTCCAGTTCATTCCAATCCGCGACGGGGCATTCGGCGTGGAGAATGCCGAAGCGCCCGTCTGGCTCTTTCGTCTCGACCTCAATGGCAAGCGGAAGATCGGCATACAGCCGTTGGATTTCTTGCTGCTCGGCGCACGAAAGCTCGTGAAACCAGTCGCCGCCATTCATGAGCAGGAGAATCATGGCGTTGCGATCCGTGGCCGCCTCAACCGCCATTTGCTCATGATTGCCACGCACGGCATGAAACCACGGCTCATAGAGCAATTCAGCGCACTCCTTCGACTTCGCGCCGCGGTCGCCAAGGTCACCAACCGAAAACATGCGATCTACTTGCCTGTCGAAGCCGATCCGCACAAGTTCGGCATTGAACTTATCGAAGCAACCGTGCAGGTCGCCGACCACAAAATCCCGGCCGGTCGTGTTTGCAGCAAAGCGTTTGATTAGTTCCGTCACTTCTGCTCTCCCTGGAGTTTCGCTACACGTTTTGCCTGCAGAACCACGTTCACTTCCTCGATCAGCGCATTCACCGCCGCTTTCCCGCTGGTGCGCTCGACCTGCTTGTAGTAGCCCTGGCGGTGTTCGCGGGGCATGTTGGCGATCAGCCGAACCTGGCAGCAGCGGCGGGTCTTGTCGTAGATGCCGGCGTCCCGGGCGCAGTGTTCGCAATAGGCGGTCATGGATTGTTCCCTGACTCCATGGCTTCCTTCGCGAACCGCAAGCTGATGCCGGGCAGCGAGTCATCGCCGGCTTTCGCACGCTCGGCTACCTTCTTGATCCAGGCGCGATGATCTGTTTTCGGCTTCAGCATGTCCGACGCGCCCAACTGCTGCAGCATCTGTGCCGCCTGCTGTCGCGAGGAAGCCGTTTTCCCAGGCGCTGGCAAGGCGATCATCGGTTGGGGGATAGCTTCCCACTGCCCCTTCTCCATTTCGTCCTGTAGCGCCTTTTCCCAGCGTTCCTTGATCTGCGAATAGGACAGCGTTTTCAGGTCGTAGGCGCCGATGCGCACTGAGGCCCAGAAGATGGCCGGATGCGACCACGACCCCACGTTGCCGCGCTCGCGCTCCTGCACGCCGTTGACGGCCTCGTAATAGGCCGACGTGGTGTCGACAGGAGGGCGGCACATCTTCTTGAACTCGGGCAGGGTCGGTGGCCAGTCGCGCAGCTCGAGCGCCGCCAATCCACGCTTGATCTCGGCCGGCGTATAGCTCGCCATCTCGCGCGCCCAATGGCCGGTCAGCTTGTCGAAGTCGGCGCCGCCCCACTGGTCGGTGAACTTCTTGCCGTAGGTGAGCAGCATCTGATCGAACATCTTCTCGACCCAGGATTGCGGCAGCGGGGCATTAATTGGCCCCGGAACGTTCAGATGTGCGCCCATATCACTCTCCTCTTAATCAAGCTCACCAATCCATGACTAACGCCATATGCCATCGCTATTTCCTTCTGCTTTCGGCCATCCGTGCGTATCGCCTTCACTTGGTCTTCAGTCAGCTTTGCGCGACCATGCTGTGTGCCGCGCACGTTGGTGGCGCGGTTCTTTTGGCGCATGTCATCGACGTTGTCCTTCTGCGTCCCAAGGAAAAGATGAGTCGGGTTTACACATGAAGGGTTGTCGCACTTATGCAGAACCGACATGCCTTGACGGATCGGGCCATGCCAAAGGCGATAGGCAACACGATGTGCTCGTGCGGTTTTGACGCCATCGAAGAACATCCCGTATCCGTCTTTTGTCTTCGAGCCGGCCCAAATCCAGCAGCCGTTGATCGGTTCAGGCGCAACCTTTTCCATGAACCGATCCCGCAGCCCCTCAATTGATGTCAACAATGCGATTTGCATTTGGCTTCCCCTGAAGACGGTCGATGAATGCCTGCTCGCGTTCCTGCTTCTTCTGGTATGCGGAAGGCTGGCGGTGCGGCTGCTGTGGTTGCTGCTGGCGATCGTTCTTGATCGGGTACAGGTCAGTCCACTTGCCGGAGAAAATGCTTTGGTCGATCACATCAACCGGGTCGTTACCCTCGGCATAGAGCTTGGCAAGTTTTTTGATGCTCAACTCTGCCGCCTTAGCGGTCAGCGGAGCTTTAATCGAGGCTCGATACTCAACCCATTCATTCCAGGATTTCTCAGGAAGCCAGTCCGGCAAAGTAGGCGCGGCAAGCGCCGTCGCCTTATTGCTTTTATTGGATAGTTCCTTGGATAGTTCTACTGGACTATTAGACTGAACCTCCTTCAGTGCCTTTTTGTCGTTAGGTTCAGTGCCTTTTGGAAGGAGGTTCAGTGCCTTCGGAACGACGTTCAGTGCCTTTTCAGGAGCCGCTGAAGGAGGTTCAGTGCCTTTTTCCGCAGGGATTTCGTCGTAATCCACTTCCGGGCAGCAAGGGAAATACTCGTGATGCGCCCACTTCTGGCCGCCGAAACCATGCTTGGCAACCTTCAGCCAGCCCCGCTCTTTTGCAAGCTGCAGATGCGTGATGACGGAGCGCTCACTCAGGCCCGTGTCAGCGGTCAGCGTCTTCGTGGATGGGTAGGCCGACTGGCCGACATCGTTGATGTAGCAAGACAGTGTCAGAAGAACATGGCGGGTCGTTGGTGGCAGATCCGATTTCAGGATGGCTGCGCGCCAGGTGTATGGTTTCATATCGAGCACCCCACATGCAGCTTGCGCTTCGCTTCCACGTATGCCGCATGCGCCTCTTCAGCCGTTTTAAAATTCCCGAGGAATGTAGATTTGCCATTGACCATGATGGACGACCATATTCTGTTGCCGGATTTGTATGCGCCAAGCAGGCCCGTGCTCCTGTTGTTGCTCTTGGCTGAACGAAGGTTTTGTTGATTGACGCCTTCAGATACGTCGCGCAGGTTCTCGATCCTGTTGTCGTCCCGAACCCCATTGATGTGGTCAATGATTCCGTTGGGTGTCACGCCATGCCAGATAACCCAGATAAGGCGGTGCTCCCGATAGTCGACACCGTCAATCTGAATGCTGCGATAGCCATTTTTCTTGCTCACATAGCCCGCCTCAGTGCCGGCGCGCGAGAACACTCCCGGAACCTTTTTCCAATAGAGACGACCGGCCCTTACGTCATAGATAAATCGAGCACGAAGCTCCTCCGCGCTCGGCAAGTCTTTACTTCTTTCGCGTGATGAGCGGCCTACGTTTTGGTGTACAATCTTTTCCATTCAACTTTCCTTGGTTACGTTGAATCCAGCCGAGCCTGTTACAGCAGACTCGGCTTTCCTTTTTGTGCTGCCTGGTTACGCTTTTCCTGTCGCGCGGCCTTCTTGTTGAACACTCTTGCGAGCCGGTCCAGGTATTCCGGAGTGAACTTGGTAATGCCGTTCTGGTAGTCCAGCCACTCCACGCGGTCGGCGCCGATCTTGTGAATCAGGCGCGGCCGGTAATTGATGATGTTTCCGCTCAGGTTGCGATTGCACTCGCTGCATCCTTTGTGGATGTTCCACAGGTGGAAGCGCAGCCGGGAGTTCGAGCCGACCGATTTGAAGTGCGACGCGTGCCACTGGCCATCCCAGTACGCGCCCTTCTCGCAGCTGCAGCAGCCGAGGAAGAAGTCCCGCGCCCGCACGTAGCGGTTCACTGCGTCCTGCGCGCGCTTGAAACGCTTCTTCATCGGCAGCGCGGCTTCCTTGGCCTCTGCCAGCGCCTTGCGCTCGGCCTTCTCCCGCTTCAGCCTGGCATCCTCCAGCGCGCACTTCGGACTGCAGACGCGCTGCATCGGTCGCGCCGGCGTGAACGTCTCCGGACAGACCTTGCACTTCCGCTTGCGCGCCACCTTGACGGTCAGGTGGTCGGCGTCGGGAGCCATGCGCAGGCGGGACCGGATCACAGCTTGATCTCCTTGACGACATCAGCACGCGCCCAGACTCGCGCCCACCTTTCTGCTTCTTCGACAGAGCAGAACGTGTTGCAGAAACCGGCCATTACCCATACCGGCCACCACCACCGCCAGACCTGCACCTCATAGCCGTTGTAGTTGTCTCGCACGATGCGCAGCTTCATGCCGCCTCCGGGAATTCGAGACGCACGCCGCGGTGCAGGAAATCGGCCTGCACAGCTTCGGCGTACTTGCTCAACTGTTCCTTGGTCATCAGCGACGTGACCGGCCAGCAGCGCATCGCGATCAGCTTCTGCTCGTAGGTCAGCGGCTTGATCACGGCGTCATAGGTGGCGCGGAATTCATCGTCCTCGCGCATGAGGGGCACGCCGTGATGCAGCTTGCAGTAGCACTTCCAGCCAAGCTCATCGTCTTCGCGCAGCTCGCGCGCGATCTGGCCGTACCAGGCATGCGTCAGGGAGTTCTGCGGAAGGCTGCGGTCCTTGCCGGCCTTGACGCTGATGCGCAGGAACTTGTGCCGCTCGTACTGCTCGCGCGTCTCGCCGATGAAACGCTGCAGCGATTCGGCAGAGTTGACCGTGAAAGTGCTCACACCTGCCCCGCCAGCTGCTTGATGCGCGCGATGCTCATGCCGGTGCGCTCGTGGATCTTGATCATGATCTCCGCTGTGACCTGCTGGTCCCCCTGGCGGATCTTCGTGATCGTGGACGGCAGCACGCCGAGGTAAGCCGCCAGCGCGCGGCCGTTCTTCTGCTGCGTCATGTCGATCAGCGTGTCGATCAGTACATTCGGCTTCATCTCGCGCGGCATGTTGTATCCCTGTTCAGAAAAACCGTTTCGACGAATGGTTTTGTTCAAAACTTTGAAAGCCTTGTGCTACACTTGCGGTCGCAATTAACCATAGGAAACAGTACAAACTTCCTATTGCACTGTTCATTTTTTTTCAGTCGCGTATTCTGAAAAAACCATTTGTTAATGCCTAACTTTTGAACTATGTTTACTTATGGTTTATCGAATACGCAGGAATCCAACATTAGCCATTGGCTACTTGCGAGATTTCCTTGTTGAATCAATGCTTTTCTGTTGAGTCCCGCTAGAATCCTGAACAACACTTAGCCGTTTTTTCGAGGTGGGATAGGTCGGCTCAAGTTCCAATGTTGCTTTCCTGATTACCGGGTTCAGCAGACAAAAGAACTTGATCCAATGCGGCGGGATGTAGTTTTGATGCTCCCAGTTGCTGAGAGCAGAGCGAGATAACCCCGTCAGCGCCATGACCGTTTTGTGGCCGCCCGCGGCCTCGATGAACTGTTTCGCATTCATGAGAAGGAGTGTATCCCGGTGAACACCTTACCGCAACACTATCGTTCAAAAATAAGTTTCCAGTCCGTGTTACCGTTCGCCAATGAGAAGAATATGAAGAAACGCGAAGAGGAACGTTTGGCACTAGCTGACAGAATTAGAGGCATCATTGCTGAGATGCCCGGTCCGGAATACGGGAAACAGGCCAGGCTGGCCCGCATTGCGGGAACAGGTCGGCCTGCGGTGAACAATTGGTTGTCCGGTCAAAAAAGCATTAGCGAAGAACACGCACTGAAGATCTGCGATGAACTTGGCTATCGCGTCGAATGGCTAATGGAGGGGAAAGGCCCGCGCCGGAAGGGAGAAAGCGAGATCAAGGCCGCAGAAGATGCCCTTCTCGTCGTTCATGTGACAAGCAAGGAATGGGAGTTGGTGCAGGCGTATCGACGTTCTTCTGGCATGGCCAGAGTGTTCATCGAAACCGCCTGCGAGCTTGCGCAAAAGAAGGAAGATGCAGCGAAAGGCAACTAGGCGGCGCCGACGAGTTCAACGCCGAATGCGCGGTGCATCTGCACCAGCAGGCTCAGGTCGTCGCCGGCTGCAGTGGGTAACACTTTCAGTGACCAGTCCCAATAAGTGAGTTGCCCGGTGGGCAACATCAGGCGAAACGCTTCCGCGTGAAACGGCTGTCCCGTTTCTGCAACGCTTACAAAAATTCCCTCTAGCCCGGATTCCGTGAACGAAGGCACGACCTCGTCGATGCGCATGCCGATATTCACCTGCCGCTGCTCCAGGTCAACGAAGTGCTGCCGGTACGCATTGTTCGACCAGGTGATGCGGCGATCCGACCAGCGCACCACGCACATCCCGCAGGGCGACACATCGCCCACCATCTCGACGTTCTCGAAACCCTCTACCCCGGCCACCTGGGCGCGATCTTCCACTGCGAACGGCCGCGGATACCGCTCCGCATAGATTTGCGCCGTTGCCAGCAGCATCTCAGCCGCGTCAGCCGTCATGCAGTGATAAGCCTCCAGCAGCTTTCCCGCGCCTACATTTGTTCCCATTGCGCCCCGCCCCTTTTTAGCGTTCAAAAATTTGTTCAGGAAGACCGACACCCACTGAACTTTCCATAACGTAATGTACTGCCTTTTAGAGCGGTTTTCATGCGCTGCTTGCCTGGCGCGCTCTACCTACCAAACTTGCGTAAGAATCCGCCTACATAACCGACGTTTTCTTGTCGGGATAAATCCTACATCAATTCTTCCGCTACTGAAACTCCCTTTTTTTCATCGCAAGTTACTGATAAACAAGGGTTGATTACTTTCCATAAAGCATCTTTGACCGGCATCAAGAACGAAAGCGTTTCCCATCAAAATTTTGGTGAACACTTTGAACAACTCTGCTACACTTGTTTCCAAGTTCAGCGGCTCCGCAGAACGGGAGAAGGAAGGTCGAATCGGCAGCGCAACAGAGATAGCCTCCTTCAAAATTTACTGTGTATGCATACAGTAAACATAGCACAACGGAAACGATTTGCAAGGAGAACGTGATGCCCCTTACGCGCATGGTTGCCACTCTGCTGTTCTCGATTGTTGTCGCCGGCCTTTCGATCGCTTGTGTCTGCACTTTCATCGTGCCGCCGATCCAGTTTCTGTTCTCCACCGTTGCGAAAGCCCTGCTGATGGCTCTCGGCGGCGCCTGATCTCGACCACGATTAAACAGGAGAAAACCATGGATGCGCTGAACACAAATGTTCACCAAGCAGACCCTTTCCGTGACCTATCCTGGCGCGAGGCGCTGATTGGTCGCCATCTGCAGGCACTGAACCATCTGCGCAACGCGGCGGCATCGGTGCGCAAGCTCGTTACCGAGCCGATCATGGACCGCGTCGCAACCGACGATCTGGCAATTCAGCGCATCCGTGAACTGTCAGCGATGCCGCTGCCGACCTTTAACGCCAAGGAAGAGGAATAGCCATGTTGACCACTTACCTGATCCGCGACTGGCCCGAGCAACTGTGCCGCAAGGGCGAGGACAACCCGACGTTCGAGTTCGAGCTGTACGAGCCGGCTCTTGTCTGGGTTGAGTACCACGCCGAGGACGACGGCGAAGGCGGCAAGGCCATGTGCATCGACTCCGTGCGCCCGATGAAGCCGCTGATTCTGGATGGCGGCGCTGGCCCGGGCCTGGTGTTCCGCGCCGGCGCCGAATGCTTGCCCGAACTGCCGCCCCGCATCGTGCAGGAGATGCGCGAAACCATCGTTTTCCCCGAACCTGAATTTGATTTTGCAGTGGAGCTTTAAGAGTGAGTGAGCAGGAATTGGCCAAGTGCCTGAAGAGTTTTATCGCCGTAGCAAAGACCGTCATGACTGCCAGGAAGCCGGACGGCACCGAATTCAGCAAGGTCTGTTCGGGACATCAGATGGCCCTGACGTTCGAGATTCTGAAGGCAGAAGCAGCGCTGGAAGCACTGACGACAACGCAGGAATAACGAGGAGAGCGAGATGAAGCCGAAACTGTTGAGCGAGACGGGCGGACCAGCGTTTCCAATCCCGTTGCAAGAGAACGCCGCATGGTGCTTTGAGCAGCGCGGCGGTGACGAGTTTGGGATGACGCTGCGCGATTACTTCGCGGCGAAGGCTCTTGCGGCGCTGATCGTTGGAGGGCATTCGGCGTCTTTCGGGACAAATCCGGGCAGCGATAACAAGACATATGCCGAAGTCTCCTATTCGCTCGCCGACGCCATGCTGGAGGCCCGCAAATGAAATCCGCCGCCATTCACCGCAACGCCATCGAACGCGCCCTGCTGCCGTCCGGTTCCTGGATCGACCGCCATCCCGCCGCATCGCTGTTCATCGTCGCTTTCCTTCTTCTGGCATCGGGAGCATTCAAATGATCTATCTGCGTCTTTTCGCCTACTACCGCTTTCGCCTTGGCCGTGGATGGTGGGCTTCGCACAAGGCGGCACTCCGCCACGGGAGGCGTCATGGATGGATCGGATAGCGGCGGCGCCGACTGGCGCATGCAGCAGGAGCTAGAGGAATGCCTGCAGTGGCACGACGAGCAACGAGCGAAGGAGAGTAAAAATGGAAAGCAAATACAAGGAGCTTCGCAGCCTGGATGTATCGAAGCACATCGAGAAGAAGAACGGGCTGGCGTATCTGTCGTGGGCTTGGGCTGTGGACGAACTGCTGCTGCACGATCCGAGTGCGACCTGGGAATACAAGGAACCTGTCCGTTTTAACGACACGCTGATGGTGTTCTGCGCTGTTTCTGCGTTCGGCAAAACCATGACCGCGCAATTGCCCGTCATGGATCACCGCAACAAGGCCATCCCAAACCCGGACGCGTTCGAGGTCAACAAGGCGATGCAGCGCTGCCTGGCCAAGGCGATCGCCCTTCATGGCATCGGACTCTATATCTACGCCGGCGAAGACCTCCCCGAGGCGCCGCCCGCCGGTATGCAAGAAAACACCATCGCCGACTTTGTCGCCGCTATCGAAGCCGCACCGACCCTTCAGGAGTTGGGCCGATTGGGCAACGAAGCCAAGGCGGCGGCCGAGGCGGCAAACGACCGCAGCGCCTATGCGCAGTTCAAGGCCACGTATGCACGCCGCAAGAAGGCCATCGAGGCACCGCAGATGGCGGAGCAGGCATGAATTTCGTTCCGATCCCGCTGGAAGCCCTGGAGTCGCAGGGCTTTCTCGACCTGTCGTTGTCCGATCAGAAGTTCTTGATCGACCTGTACGTGACGCACCACGACTGCGAACGCTTCACGATCGACATGGACCAGCCCGAGCAGTACCGCCAGCCAGCCGGCGCGACCCTGCAGCGCAAGGTGCGCGGGCTGCTCGCGGCTGGGCTGATCCGCGTCGTCGGCGCGATCGGCAGGCCCGACCATGCGCGCCGCGTCTTCACCTTCACTTACCCGGCATTCAATGCCGTCGTTCTCCAACAAGAAAAGGAGGCAGCATGAGCCTATCCCTGTTTCAGATCGCCGCCGAACATCGCGCGATGGTCACGCGCCTGATGGACCTTGACCTCGACGAGCAGACGCTTGCCGATACGCTGGAAGGCGAGTCCTACCCGCTCGAGCAGAAGGCGCAGAACATCACCTACGTGATCCGCAACTGCCAGTTCGAGCAGGACGCCATCGACAAGGAAATCGAGCGGCTGGCCGCGCTCAAGCAGAGCATCGCCCGCCGCGAGAAGCAGCTGCGCGACTACACGCAGCGTTGCATGGAGATCGCGGGCGTGACCAAGATCAGCGCCGGCACGTTCTCCCTGTCGCTGCAGAAGAACCCGGCCAGCGTCGAGATCTTCGAGCCGGCGCTGATTCCCGAGCCGTACATGCGCCTCCCCGAACCGAAGCCGCCGGTCGCAGCACCGGACAAGAAGCTCATCGCGCAGGCCATCAAGGATGGATTCGACGTGCCGGGCGCGAAGCTCGTACAGGGAACCAGGCTGGTCATCAAATAAGGGAGACGCCATGCGAATCAAACTCACTCATCCCGCCGCGCGCGTGCCCACCCTTGGCAGCGAAGGCGCCGGGGCTTTCGACTGCTACGCCAGCATCCCGACCTTTGCCGGCGGCATCACGCTGTACCCGGGCGAAGTGCAAAAGGTTGGCCTGGGCTTCGCCGCCGAGATCCCACCGCAGCATGTCGCGCTGCTCATCCCGCGCTCTGGCACGGGCCTGAAAGGCATGCATCTAGGTAACGTAATTGGCTGTATCGACAGTGATTTTAGGTCAGAGCTGATCGCCGCCATCAAGAACAACTCCGACGATCAGATGCGCATCCTCGACGGCGACCGCATCTGCCAGATGCTGATCGTGCCCGTGTGGACGCCGCGGCTGCATGTGGTTGATGAGCTGAGCGCGACGGCGCGCGGCGCGGGTTCTTTTGGTTCAACTGGTAAGTAAGGGGAGAAGACATGCCATCCGCATACACCGCAGAAGTTCAGAAGGGCATCACGTTCAACCAGTTCGCGATGCTCTGCGCCCGAGCCATGGGCGCAACGATCATGATGCACGACGAGCCGTTCGATGCGCCGATTCCGGAACGCTTCGAGCCGTCCGATCACTACGCCAAAGCGCTAGAAGAGGCGCGAACCCATCTCGCATGGGTCAAGCAGATGCCTCTTACCGAAGCGGAGCGCGAGGCGAAGAAGGAACACGAGGCGAACCTGGCATTGAATCAACAGCGGATTCGCGAGTCACGGGAGCTACGTGCCAAATACGACGCGATGCTTCAGCAGGTGATGGCATGGAGACCGCCCACTGAGGATCATATCGGCCTGCAGGAGTTTATGGTCCACCAGCTGCGCGAGTCGATCAATTTCGATTGCGACGAGGCCTATTACGAAGATCACACGCCGATTCTTCGCTCCGCCGAGGAATGGAAACAGGACCAGATCGCGAAGGCAGAGTGGCGTGTCAGCCACTACGAGAAGTGCCATGCAGAAGAAATCGAGCGCGTCAACGGCCGCAATGAATGGCTGAAGGCGCTGCGCGAAAGCCTCGCAGGGAATGCCGCATGAGCGCCCTGCCCTTCCCCTGGCTGCCGAAAGGAGCGCGGTAATGGGACAACCAGTCAAATATTTTGTGTCCGTATTCCCAATCGACGGGGAAAAGCTAATGGCACGTTATGAGATCGATATGACGCCTGAGCTTAAATCCTTCCTCGCGCTGCCTGAAGACGAAGCCTTAGTGGATGAGTATCCGATCCCACATAGCAAAGCATTTGAATTTGCCGCAAGGGCCGGCTTCCGCTTGCATCGGGACTGTGAATACTTTATCTCGCCCGAATCTGCGGCGCCCCGTCTAACCCTGCCATGGCTGCCCGCCAGCCACCCGCCCGCGTGCGACCCCGATGCGCCGGCTGGCCTGTCGATCGAGTGCTTCGGCGTCGTCCTATGCGAGCACGACCGCCACGGTGAGACTGTTGCCTGGTGGCCGTCGCGCGGCATCTGGACGGCGATGCGACTGGACGCGGACGGCGTACCGTATGACGCGCCGGTCACCGTATCGCATTACTTTGAACTGCCCGAACTCCCGGAGGCAGCGTAATGGCGGCGCAGTCATTCATCACTCACGCGGCCAAGCGCCGCATCCTGCAGATACGCTCGACACTCACCTTTGGCAGGAAAACCGCCGAGGAGATCTCGAAGGCGATCAGCCTGTCCAAGCGCGCCGTCTGCTACTACATGAACCACCTGAGAAGATGCACGCCACGGCAAGTGCATATCTGCGGCTGGACGCGTCCCGATGGCAGCAATGTCTGGGCGCCCGTGTTCGCGCTCGGCGACAAGGCCGACAAGCCGCGGCCGCCCCGCAAGTCGGCAGCACAAAGGATGCGCGACGCTCGCCGGCGCATCAACGCTGACCCGGAGCGGTTCTTCGAGTACCGGAAAAAAGAGGAACTGCGCAACGCCATTCGCCGGCCGAGGAAGAAGAAGCCACCCGCCGATCCGATGCTGGCCTGGATTCCGCGGCGCGATCAACAGCATAAGGAGGCAGCATGAGCGCCGTTACTCAGTGGTTTCACTCACACAACCCAGTTAATCCTGGTCTGTATCAGCGACTCAATACAACGACCGGAATCATTTACTACGCAGTCTTTGACATTCTCTGGTTCGGTGGGGCGCTTACGGCAAGAGAGGCGCTGCGATATGCGGGCAACAAGCACTTGTCAGTTCGGCAGATGGACGCCGCATTCCCGTGGCGCGGTCTGGCCGAGAAACCGGAGGCGGCATGAGCAAGCACACTCCAGGGCCATGGCATTGGGATAGCGACCCGATTAAGGGCGATCCGCTCGGCCGCGTCCGCTACCAAGTGACGCGGGTAGGAAAGACCATCGCGCAAACCTACTACAGCAGCCAGGACGAGAATGCGGAGGCGGACACGCGCCTGATAGCGGCGGCACCGGATTTGTTGAGAGCCCTTCAAATGATGACAGCCGCGTATGTTGAACTGGTCAACTCTGGCGATGCAGGTAGATGGAATCCAGAGACGGATGCGGAAGTGATAGCCTCCCGCGCCGCCATTGCCAAAGCCACCGGGGAGGCCGCATGAACCGCATCATTTCCCCTTTCCTCGGCCCGATCACCTACCCCGCCGCCATGCTGACTGCTTTCCTCTACCTGTGGTGCGCTGGAGAGATCAAGCTCGCACTGATCCAGAGCATGATCGGCGCGGCAGGGACGGCAGTGGGATGGGCAACGAAATAGTTAACTAGCCCCCTGTTTATCTTTTGTTATAGAATCCGCCAAATGACAAAATATTGACAGGTTAACTATGCTGACTGAGCGGCTAAAGATGCGCGATTTAAGCCGGGTAGCTGATGCCGCTGCCGAGGTGCTCGAGCAAGTGCACCAGGTGATGGCTCAGCCGAACCCGACGAAGCAGGCACCTACCTTCACCAGCCCCTTTATTGCCGAACTCTGCGGTGTTGACCGGCTGAAGATGCAGTATCTGGCCAAGAAGCACGGCCTTCCGACTGGAACCAATATACCAGGTAGCAAGGCAAACGCTTTCAGCGTAGCCGAAGTCATCGCCTGGGCGCAGACCATCGGCAATTTCCCAAAGCGTCCGCAGGGCGTTCCGGGAAGTATTGTTGCCACCTGCAACTATAAAGGCGGTGTCGCCAAGACCAGTACGACCGTCGCAATGGCTCAGGCGCTCACGCTGCGTGGACTCAAGGTGTTGCTGCTCGACTGCGACCCGCAAGGATCGGCAACGCAGCTCGCGGGGATCAATCCCGAGCAGAACGTGACGGAAGCGCAGACGATCATGCCGCTCGTCTACGGTGATGAGGCGGATCTGCGCTACGCGGTCCAGCCGTCGTACTGGCACAATCTGTCGATCATTCCGGCCAGCTCCATGATTCTCGCAGCAGAATTCATGCTTCCAGGCCGAACGAATAACGAACAGGGCTTCCACTTCTGGACGATTCTCAGCAAAGGGCTTGAGCCCCTTCGAGAAGAATTCGACATTATCCTGATCGACACTGCGCCGTCGCTTTCTTATGTGACTGTCGCAGCCATGATTGCCGCCGATGGGCTTCTGATGCCCTGCCCTCCCGACGCTCTGGATTTTGCCTCAAGCGTGCAGTTTTGGGGATTGTTCAATGCGATCTGTGAAAGCCTTCCCGACGTTACGGAGAAGAAGGAATACCAATTCATGACCGTGGTCTACACGAAAAGCCAGGCCAATGAATCAGCACGCATCGTCAAGACGTTCATGGAGAAGGCATACGGGGCGCACATCAATGGCATCGAGATCCCACTGTCAGTCGCCGCGAGCAATGCGACGATGCAGTTCAAGACGATCTACGATCTCGGCAAGCCGGAAGGAACCGTCGAAGCGTATCGGCGCTACAAGGCACCGCTGGACCGGCTCGCGGATTACATCCTCGACAAAGTCGCGATGAATTGGGGCTGAGAATGGGGCGTTACGATCACATCAAAATGGGCATCGAAGCGGTAAAACCAACAGGGCAGCCGCGTCCCAATGCTAACCAATCCCCTGTCGTTCAACATGCAGGCCTTGCCGATAAGCTGACGAAGGCGGAATCCAAAATTGCGGATTTGGAGATGCAACTTGAGGCAGCCAAGGCCGCTGGTGGTGCGCTCGAGATTCCACTTGATCGTCTGACTGAAGTCCCTGGCCGGCGCCGCAAGCTCACTTCCGAGGAATTCTCCGAGCTAAAGGAAAACCTCGACCGGCACGAATTGATCACGCCGATCACAGTCCTTCCTCGCGCGGACGGCTTCTATGAAATCGTCAGTGGCCACAACCGCGTGGCTGCCTACCGCGAACTTGGGAAGTCGACGATTAAGGCATGGCCGGCAAACGCCGAGGCGCACAAGGCCGACGAGCTGGCGTTCTATGCGAATCTGCTGCATCCGGACTTGACCGACTTCGAGAAATACCTCGGCTTTAAGTTGATCAGCGAGCGCGCAGGGATTCAAACAGCGGAAGAGCTGGCTGAGCGCACCGGACTATCCGCACGCCAGATCCGGCGCCTGATGGCTTTCGGCTCACTACCGGAAGGAGCCATTGCCCTACTTGATGCGTGGCCAGGAGCAATCGGTGCGAACACTGCGGAAGCGCTGGCCAAGCTCGCTGTAGAAGGGAAGGGCGCACAGGTTATCGAAGCGATCAAAACGCTGACGAATGGCGAGGCGACGGAACAGCAAGCTGTCAGGCTGGCAGCAGCAGAGCCCAAGCCAGAGAAGAAGAGAGCAGCGCCGACGACCATCAAGGCGGGGAAGGCTATCTATTGCCGCATGCATGCCGCGGACAAGGTACTGCGTCTCGAATTTGCGTCACCGGAGCAGCGCGAGGCTGCGCAAAAAGCGGTCGCCGAGGTGCTGGAACGCCTGAAGAAGGATTTCGGCTAGTAGCCGAGACTTATGAATCAACAACTTACGAAAAGTTGAGGACGCGATGAGTTGAACTGACCGCAGAAAAGACAAAGGCCCCGGCGGGAACCAGGGCCTTTGAATGGACGTTGCGAAAGCGGCTGAACAACCGGAATCACTACGCTCTGACAAGCCCGATTCTAGTTCAGCCGATTTTGCAGCGCAAGAACCTTATTGCCTGTTGAAAGATGAACATGGAATCGACCCGTTCCAGCCGCGCCGCTGCGCGCGACCTGTACTGCCCGACCGCCGCCGATCTGCTGCGGCCCTACGCCAAATATCCGCCGGCCATTCAGTCGGCCATCCTCACCGTCGACACGGCGCCGCAGTTCATTAACCTGACGAAAGCGCAGAAAGCAGTCCTGAGGACTCTGCTGACCCGTGCCGAGCAGGACAACGGCGCGAAGCCGATCAAGGTCAATTTCTGGAAAGCCAGCCAGGAAACCGGCGTCTCCGAAAAAACCATTGCACGCACGATCAGCCTGCTCGTTGATGTCGGTTGGCTCGTCCGACTGCCGACGCCCCGGGATGAACACGGCGAATTCTCCTATCGCGAATTCAAGCTGACGCCGGCATTCCGCGCCCTGGTCGGCCTGCCGGTTTCTTCGGGCCACCACCGGACATTGACTTCCCGCCCAGTAAACAAAGACCTTAAAGAGAAAGAAGATCAAGGGGAGACTTGCGCTAAAGCGCACGGCAAAACCCTGGACGAGATCGACCTGACTCCCGGACTCGACCAGGCGGCGCAGGAGTTCCAGATGTCTCGGCCCGGGCTGGCCGTGGTGCGCGGCCTCGCGCATCGTGCAGGACATGACCCCGACCACATCGTCACCGTGGCACGAGCGTACCTGCAGAAGCTGCGGCTGACCGGCAACCGGGCGATCAACTACCTCAAGGCGCTGGCCAGGAAGGCAGGCGACTACGCGGTGCGCGCGGCGGATCTCGCGCACCAGGCACACCAGCGGGCCCAGGTGAGCCGCAACAGGGACCGCGAGGCGCTGTACGCCGGCCGCAGCTTCAGCCGCAGCGATGGGATGATCGTGCGCGTGCTGGCGGGCGTGGCCGAGATGTGGCGCGGCGGCGAGATGACGGTGCTGCCGCGGCGGGAACTGAGTGCGGTTTTCGATGCGATTGAGCATGGAAAACTGACCGAAATTCGCATGTGATTTCACTTGTAAACCGGGTATTATGTGTGTAGGATAAACACACCGAAAGGGAGAGTATGAAGCGCACGAATTTGCACTTGCCGGAACAGATGCTGGAGCGCCTGAAGCGACTGTCCGCTTCTCTGGACATGCCGATAAGCCAGATCATCCGCGATGCGGTCGACAAGGAGTTGTCCAGGCTTGAGGCGACCGTGCAGAGCCAGGAGCGGCAGCATCAAGCAGCGGCGATCATCGACAAGGCGCTTGCGCTCGCTGATGCGCTCAAGCGCGGGGATGTGAGCAAGGAAGAGGTCATTCGGCTTAGTAAGGAACTGGCCAGTATGCGAAAGCCTGACGCCTAGAGTCGTTATGACCAATCTTCGGCAAAACTGAAGGATTGAATGATGAAAGACCCAAACGAATTGAACAAACTCGCGTTTGAGCTGACAGCCAAGCTGCTTGCCATCCCGACAGTTGGGCCGGACAGCCTTGAGCTGATCCGCCGTGATCGTGTCGCGGAATTGGTCGCGGAATGGCGGCGCAAGTGGGACGCCCTCGCCGCAGCGCCGAGCGCCGATGACAGCTATTGCCACATCTGCGCATTCCCGCGTGGGCATGCCGGCTGCAAATGCAAGCCGAGCGCCGCGCCTGGCGATGCGCAGGATGCCGCCCGGTATCGTTTCTTGCGACATGCCGATCTCGATGCAGTCGCAGCAGCGCACTGGAAAGATGGGGAAGTACCCACCGGGGAAGAATTTGATGCGGTCATTGATAGTGCCATGCTTGCCGCCGCACCAGCAGCGCCGAGCGCCGCGCAGGAGCCGGTTGCCGCGCCTGACCACAAGCAATTCGCCCTGGTGATGGATCGGCACTACGAAGGGCAGGGGATCACGCTGGCTGTCTGGAATGGCGAGAACTACCAGATGACGGACGGCGACTGCTACGACCGGGACGGCGACACGCTTGGGGTCTATCCGGCCGAGTTCTTGACGGACTACGAACTGGAGCAGCGTCTCAATGCCGCGCCGAGCGCCGCACCCGCTATCCCGGTGGGCGAGGTAATCGCCAATGACCCGATACACGGCTGGCATATGCGGGCGCTGGTGGATTGGGAAGCCATTGGTTCCGGTACGAAGCTCTACACGCATCCTGCGCCGAGCGCCGCGCCTGGCGATGCGCAGACCGTGCGCAATGCTGCGCTGGAAGAAGCGGCGCAAATTGCAGAGCGAACATACGCCAGAGACGCTTTCCGCTTCTCACTCGGCAGAGAAGCAGCGCAAGCAATCCGCGAACTGAAAGATGCCGCCGCACCAGCAGCGCCGCAGCAGGAAGCCCCGCGCGCCGCGCTGCCCGAGGATGTCGATCAGCGCTTTTCGCTATTTTGCCGCGAATGCGACAAGCTGCCAGCACAATGCCGCTGCAAATGACAAATCGAATAGCCAATGCGAGATTTATTGCACCTGCAACCATAACCACTAGGCAGATAAGCCATCGTATCCGCCGCGCATTCATGCCCTACCCCAGCACCACCGAACACGATTTACCCGCCGGCGGCCACCAGGCGCCGGAGAAATGAAGGAAGTACAGCAATGACCAAAGAGACGACCGAACTGTGGCTTTCCGAGGCCGAGCTGACGAAGCTCACCGGCTACCGCTTGCCGCATTACCAGCTGAAGGTGCTGAAATCTCTCGGCATCCCGGCGCGCCGCCGGCCGGACAATTCGGTGCTGGTCATGCGCATGCACTGCATGCACCCGTCGACGCTGCCCGCGGCCGACGCCCCGAAACTCAAATCGTCCAGAAGATGAGCCGAACGCGCACAAAGAATCGCGGCCTGCCCCGCCGCGTCTATCTGCAGCACGGCGCATACCGCTTCTTCTCGCCCGAGCCGATCCGCAACCCCAAGACCGGGAAAATGCAGAAGTGGATCCACCTGGCTTATGAGCATGAGGGCGAAACGGCGATGCTCGTCGCCCTCGGCGCACTGTTCGCAGACAAGCGCCTCGAGCAAGGTTCCATGCCGTTCATCTGCGCGGAGTTCAAGGATCACAAGCTCGGCAAGTACAGCAAGGACACGCAGGCGCAATATCGCCAGTACCTCGACGTGATCGCCGACGACTTCGAAGATTTCCACGTCGCCCAGGTGACGACGAAGGCGTGTGCAGACTTCCTGCGCAACAAGTTCAAGGGCAAGCCGAACACGGCACAGAAGTACGCCGCGCTGATGCGTAAGCTTTTCAAGTTTGTGATCTCCGAACTGGGCATTCGGCATGACAATCCAATCGACCAGCTCGACCTTTCCGATTACGAGACCACCAGGCGCACCGAACTGCCGACGCATGGGCAGGTGCAACTAATCCGTGAATGGGGAATGAAGTCGAGGCCGCGCAAGGACACCGGCAAAGTCCTGCCGACTGCCAGCGGCCCGATGTTCTGCTGCATCATCGATATGACCTACCTGTGCTGGCAGCGCGCGATCGACGTGCGTATGCTGAAGGAAAGCCAGATCGAAGATGGCCGGATACGCTTCACCCCGAGCAAGACCGCCAAGACCAGCGGCAAGACCGTCGACATCGTCATCACGCCGCAGATTCAGGATGTGGTCGATCGGGCCCGCGCCATCAAGAAGGAATACGGCATCATCAGCCCGTACCTGTTCCCGACGCAGAAGGGTAAGCCCTACACGAAGAGCGGCCTGTTCTCGATGTGGGACCGTGCGCGGGAGCGCGCCGGCATCACGGCCTCGGTATGGTTCAAGGACCTGCGCGCGCTGGGCGCCACGGACGCCGCAAAGGCCGGCAAAAAGATCGGCGAAATCCAGACGCGACTCGCTCATACCTCGAGCAAGACCAGCGAAATTTACATCAAGGAATCGGTTCCGGAGACCTCCTGAATCGACCTCAAATTACCCTGGAAAAGTGTCTAATATCCAAGAGGAAACGCCCTATCCATGCGGGTTTCCGGCGAATGCATGGAACACTGTATTTTAGACAGTAAAACCGCAAAGCTAGTATCCA